CATAATTGTAAATAATGATGAGATTATTTCTACCGGTTACAATGGTAGCCCTCGTGGTTGTCTGAACTGCACCGAGACTGGATGCATGCGTGAGATCATCGGTATCGGTAAAGGTGATGCATACAACCTCTGCGTTTCCGTACATGCTGAGCAGAATGCCATTATCTCCGCTCGCCGCACTGATATGATCGGCGCGACGATGTATATCGTCGGTCTTACCGTTCAGCACACTGACTATGAGAAGGGCTACGTGATGTATGCGGATCCTTCTCCGTGTCTGCTCTGTCATCGAATGATTATCAACTCCGGAATCACCCGTGTAGTCGGTATTAAGTCCAAGATGTGCAATGTGCCAACCGATAAAGAGATTGAAGTCATTGATCTCGATGTATCCAATCTCTCCTTTATGATGAAAATGCAGCAGGAGTACACTAAGACCGTCGATAAACTGGATAATGAAGTCCATGAGAAGGCGCGTTTGCGTATTTCGGCTGCAGGTCCCGAAGTTCAGGATTTCACCAAGGATGAAAAGGATGAGATGAATGCGTATGCAAACGCTCGTCGAATGATCCGTGAGCGTCAAGAACTCGTTGAAGCTCTTCAGGCTGAAACGATTTACAAGCGCTATGGTATGACAGACGCTGAAATTGCACTTCTTAAATCTGGTCGTCCGGTTCGTGAAGTTAAGGTGGAAACTCTGGAAAAATACCATGCGTATTTAAAAGATGCATTTGGTGCAAATCATGAGACTGAAACTGTTGGCGTTCTACCTGTGCATCATGGGGATACCGGTCCGACTACAGCCGCCGATCATCCAATTTTCACTACACCCAACGATATGGTGCATGAAATGATCCATAAGGATGCGGAAAACGTCACCGGCACCGTTAGCGTAATGGGTGTAAAGCGGCCCCAGGATCCCGATACTCAATTTCAGGATATCGAGAATCCTCGGCCTAAGAGATAAAAATAACGGAGGTAAATATTAATGGCTCGATGCTGTGGCTGTAATGGCGATGGTAACCCGAAAGGGAGTATGGCACTTCATGGCATACTATTTGGTAAGCCGGATGAAATCTTCGAAGAAGAGCCCTGCCGACCTGTAGTACAGCAAGTATGGGAGAATGTCACAGTTGAAATTTCCAAATGTGAAGTTTGTGGCAAAATCCATTTCTCGTGGTATCGACAAGAAGATACCAATCGTTTGGATCCCGATGAATTTGTGCTCCATAAAGAGCGTTTCGTCATTCCAGATGATAGCGATCCTATCATGGACTAAACCATTTCTTAACGTCACAATAGAAAGGTCTGATACATTTGGCTTTAAAGAATCAAGCTCATGTAGAACTTACCACTGAGCAACAGACTCTAGTCAAACGATTGAAAGACTGGTATAAAGGTGATCGTCAATGGTTTTCATACACTGGTGCCGCTGGTACTGGAAAGACCACGGTTATCAAAGCTTTTATTGAAGAGCTCGGTATCGAACGATACCATGCATGCGCTTACGTCGGGAAGGCTGTGACGGTACTATCACGTCATGGCCTTCCCGCTTCAACTATCCATAGTATGATTTACAACGTCATCTGGGTACCAGTGTTGGATGCTAAAGGCGAGCCCATTATCAAAGATGATGGTAAACCCAAAATGCGAGTAGAATTCGGATTAAAACCATACATCAAAGGAGATCCTCAGTTGCTGATTGTCGATGAGGCCACTATGGTCAACGATGATTTAGCTGAAGACATTCTCTCCTTTGGTATCAAAACTGTATTTGTGGGTGATAACAACCAGCTACCTCCGGTGTTTGGCGTGTCCTCTGTTATGCTAAACCCGGATTTTTGGCTTACCCGTATCATGAGACAGGCCGAAGGCGATCCCATCATCTATCTATCTCAAAAAGTCTTAAATCGTGAATATATCAAGTATGGTCAATATGGAAAGAGTTCCGTAAGACCATACATCAATTTAGGCTCCAACTATGTAAACTATGATAGTATCATTACAGCGACCAATCGTGCTCGAGATGATATCAACTATCATATCCGTCATAACGTACTTGGAATCAAGTCTGAATTACCAGTTATGGGTGATAAATTGATCTGTCGCCAGAATAACTGGGACAGATCGATCGAAGGAAATATCTATCTAACCAATGGCATGATAGGCTACGTAACAGACGTAAATCGAAGCTTGGCATCTCATCGGTATATGAGCATTAACTTCCAACCTGAGATATCCGATGAAGAGTTTTTCAATCTAATGATTGATTCAGCATATATCAAGAAAAGCTACGATGAACGTAAAGAGCATGGTTTCAGTACTTATGAAAAATTCGAATATGGCTATGCTGTTACATGCCACGCAATGCAAGGCAGTTCAGCTCCTAGAGTTCTTTACTATGATCAATGGTTTCATGATGCTGAACTGACTAAGAAAATCCGTTATACTGCAATCACCCGCGCTGAAGAAAGTATCGATATTGCTTCGGAGATCCGATTTACTGACTAATATGAGCCATATATCATCTATATGAATCATATAAAGGAGGTAAAAGCTATGTCCGAACTTCGTAGGCAAATCATTGTCAAATGCTTATCTCGCGAGGAGGAGCTCGCAGTCGCTACCAACATCCACAACCAGCTGATGGGCAATCCCGACTACAGGGAGAATCGCATTATTCTTAATATGTCGGATGCTCGAAACGATGGTACCGAGAATGAGGTGCATGTGTACATCTTCAATGACTCGGTGACCGATCCGTTTATCACAATCTTTGGCGTTACGTCAAGTCCTAATAGTCTTGACTAATATTAGCAACGTGGAGGGTAAGTAAAATGGTATACGAACTTGCGGACTTCGTGCTGTATCCTTGGGAGATTACGGAAGTACTCAATGCCGCAATTCTTTTATGCCCGGCTATGAAGCGTCATAACTGTAAGATGTATCCTCAGAACGCTAAAATCGCCGTACCGTCTGTTTGTGTCGATGAAGAGCGATCGCGTATCGTTGCTCTGCTTCTGAACGATTTAGCTGAGAACTGCGCGTAAATAACGCCTATGATTTATGGCCCATCCCTTCTGGGATGGGCCTATTTCAAACACCTCTATAATGAGATCTTTTTTGATGGCATATATTGGCCGTCAAATATCATACCGGAAATGAGGTGGGTCCGATGTCCCCCGAATCTATCGCAACGATTGTGGCCGCGGGTCTGGCATGTGTATCAGCAATCGTCGTAGCTATTATCCAGTATAAGCAGACTCAGACTGCGAAGCGTGACAAAGAGCTTGAAGAAGCAAATAGACGCGCCGAAGAGGCTGAACGTAAACTGGAGAAGGAACGTCGTGAAAAAGAGCAAGAAGAACTGAGAGAGCAGCTTCGCGAGCTCAACGAGAGCGTTGGGAAGATCAACGAATCGGTTCAGAAAGAGATTCAATATCTCGGAGCTCGTTTTGATAAATTGAAACTTCAGACTGAAAGTCGACTCGAGCAGCACGATGAAAGTATTCGTAAAATCGTCGATGTACTTTCGAGAGATGCTCGAATGTATTCTAACATGATGAGACTGCATGCTCAGACTGAGACACGTCTTCAGTCAATCATGGATATGCAGACTTATAACATGAAGTTCGCCAATGAAACCGCGACCACACTGCGTATTATTGGCGAACTCGTGAATCATGCTATCGTTAATAGTCCTGAAGAGTCTCAGAAACTTCAGGCTGCATTGACTGATAACAAGAATGCGCATAGTGCCTTCGTCAATAACCTCGTTACCGCACAACAGGATTTCTTCAAACAGAGCATGCCGAAATCGGATGCAATTGATGACGATGAAATCCAGGGAGATAGAATTCATGAACTGATTCCACTTCCCAAAAAGAAAAGCCAGACCGATTCGGAAGATCGTTAATATAGCAGCTGTATGGAAACCCATACAGCTGCTAATTTATGTCATGAATATTTGCGGCCGAGTATATGCCCGGCAATGCTAAGCTTCTCAGCTTTGTAATCGAAGAAGGTAGTGTTATCTTCCTCTTCAATCTGTTTGGGTGCACGTGCCATTGCGGCACCGCGCATGTAAGCGATCACCGCATATCGAATACCATTGAATTCGCCGGTATCGGTGATGGTACTATAGAAACTTTGATAGTTTCGATCGATTCGAACCAACTTTTCAGGATCATAATCGGTAGGGAGCAGACCAAGAGAAATACCCTCTTCAGTAAGCGTACAGTGATAGTTTGTGACCAGCCATGTGGCTATGTAGTTTTCAAACATCTTGTAGATCGATGCGCCACCGCAGATCCATACATTGAGGTTGCCATAATCTTTACAGATCTTAGGCAGATCAATAATGGGTTGGTTTGTTACGAGAGGCTTAGGAGTTCCTTCAGCTCGTTTCATACGTGCAACACGTCGTCTCATATGTGTAACATCGTTGGTTACAATGACCGTCTGACGGCCGGGAAGGATTCGACCAATGGATTCAAAGGTTTTTCTTCCCATAACGCATACACGACCTGTAGTTTTCTCTTTGAATAGCTGAAGATCTTTTTTGTTATTGAAGATGAGATCGTCACCATATCCAATATAGTGATCACGAGATACAGCAACGATTGCTCTGATGATTAAAGGTTCTCCATCTGGAGTGAAAATTCGATACATGATAGGACCCCCTGCTAGATGTTATGTGCCTGTCCGCGGAGGGCTCTGAACTCACTCCGTGCGCTTCTTAGCACCATATCCCATTTTTCCGCCCATGTCATTTAACTCATAATATACGGAGCTACAAACGGACGACGGATCCTGGAAATTGCAATATCCGTTAGTGGTGTTGCAACGATCGCAATTGAAGCAGCGATATCGCATCTCACCACGAACGATCTTGACACGCTTAAAACCAGCGCGACGCAGAGCAGACTGAGCGACATCTTTCATGACGCCATCTTTCATAATGCTCTTTGCCAGAATCGTAGCTTTAGGCTGATCAATCAGAAGATTGGTAACAGCCTTACGCAGACACTTGCTGACCAAACTTAGACCACGATAGTTTTCGGCAGTCATCATGGTAGTGACCTCGTAATCGTAGTCCTTAGCGTCGGACTCGGCGATAGCTGCAACGGAGACGATGCCATAGATGGGATCTTCCGCAACGATGCAATACTGCAGCATCTTGGAAATATTCCTGGGATGATAGCACTCATGGGTGCCAAAGATGGACTGACACATACCTGCAATGAAGGGGTAGTCATTGACAGTTGCCTTACGGAACCGCAGTGGGTGCTCTTTAGTGTTCACATGATCCAGCTCATAGAAAGCGCGAATCATGTCAGAAATGTAATCAGCTCGTGCCATGTTACCTCTCTTAAAAGGAGGCTGAGAGGGCAGACGAGACGTTGCGGTCATTTCAAAATGACGCTGGGGATGCACGATGATCTCCATGGTCTGCCACTTATCACGAGGTGCATGACTTTTGACGTAACGGAACCGAACAGTGCCGTTCATCATCGGAGTAATTTCCGGGGCAACTGGCAGACGTAGAACCAGATTACGAATGAACTCGATAAAAGAGTTCTTAAAAGGTCGATTCTGGTTACGAGGGTCGTCCCATGCCGGATGATGTTGTTTTAGATTCTCCAGGCGCAGCAGAAAGTCATTGAAAGCTGCATGAGGTGTGAATTTAGCCATAGGAGTTACGTCTTGCTTATTGACGGTAGGACGCTCAGAAGTCTCTTTCTGAGAAGTCTGATTTTTGATATCGTCCATTTCATTCACCTGCTTTCTAGGGTTTTGCATATTTAGTACGCTTAGATTGTGGTTAGTGAGTCATTAGTAAACTAAAGAGATATTTTACATTAATCTACTTTAGATTGATTCGAAATTTAGGCAGACTTTACAATTAGGTAAACTTGTCATATCGTGGTCATTGTGACAAGTCCTCCGTTTACCGCTGCGCTGCTGCGGGCTTTTCGAGATGGTTAGGCATACCGTCAACTCCTTTACAAGTGCTTGCAAGGCATCGACCCTCGCTTTGCAAGTACTAAAAACAATTTCAAGGATACTACCGAAATCGGTAGTATCCTTTTTTAATCAATTTCCTTCACGAATTTCATGGATTAGCTGATTCTTCATCAATGCGATCATTTCATGATCATATAGACGAGCGAGAAGCGCATTGGAAAGGGCATTCTGAAGAAATTCGGTTCGATGCGTCCTGAGAGTCTCCAGAATTTTAGCAGCTTCTGCCTTAATGTCGGTATCATCGATGGCAACCTTCATGATCCTTTCGGCGAAATCTGTCGGGGTATTACTGCGGTATCCATACCCATCAGATTTAAAGAAGAACTTCTCCATCACGGAAGACATGGAGAGATATTGAATCATGGCGGCTTTGGCGATATCTTTACAGTCCTCATCGGTAAGCTGCTCGATACCAAACAGAAGTTTCTTCTGAAGAGCGGCGTCATCGATCTGCACGGTGATGCCAATGGTGGGTTTACTTTCAGACATATAATGTCACCTCCTTTACGTCGTATGTCTTAAGAGTAATATGGAATCAAAAAAGAAGGCTACCATTTGGTAGCCTTCTTTCTTAACTTTCACTGGATTCCTTCATACTGAGCAGCGTCGAAATGAACTTCATATCAGCTTCAATGCTTTCCATCGTACGTCTGTACATGTAATGGAAAATCGTCGGATTTTCCATCTTAACGCGATATATAGCCTTCTTGAGCTCATCGACAAACTCATCGGTCACATATGGTGTAATATTGATTCGGAGATGATCCCAGTTATGATTGGTATAGTTCTCCGGGTGCAGAAGGTACTTATCAACGTATTCGATGAATCCATCAGACCACTCTTTGGTGCGGAACTTCAGATGACGGTACTTAGCATTTATAACATATACATCGAAGAATCCTCCAAGGAGATCACGGATAATTTCAATATTGAAAGTACGTGGGTGAGTTTCAATGATAATGCCGTGTTTTGTAGCCTCCACGACATGGAGATGGAGTCCTCCAAACAGCGCGTATGCAATCTTGGCAATATACGCATTCGGCATGATAAACATTGAGAGCTTACAGTCGTCACATGCAATGTCATACATGGCCTTTTCATTGAGATTGCTTAGAGGCGTATAGATCATGGAACTCATAATTGCGCGATCGTCGCGCAGAATAGCATGTGCACCATGGTAATGCGTATTATCAGGGATCATCGCATTGAATGCTATGTTGCGGAGCGGTACGACTTTGCCACATAATGGACATAATGCGGCAAACGGTTCTCCATCAGGAGCGATGGTGATCGTTCTAGTTTTCATCATTTCCATTACGAAGTTCAACTCCTTTCTGATAGACTTCGTCAAGTAGTGTGAAATTTTCACGGTATGTGCCGGTAGGTTTCTGACCAGATGCTAAGAGCTCGCGGCCCTTAGCAATCGTCTCATCCAGAATCGAACTGTTACTCGAAGCAGTCGGTATCATCGAACCTGGGATATGCGCCTTCGGGGATCTCATCGGTTCCACAGAGCTCAACTCCTTTCTTGTAAACGTCCATCAGAGTGGCAAACTTGGCCTTATTGGCCTTGCAATAGGCTTCAACTTCAGGGCTAGGATTATTGAGAAAGAATTCCCGAATGACACGGGCCGGACCATATTCCTCTTTGATTGCTCTGTGGCCATAGCCATCAGATGTTTCGCTGATATAGCGATACAGATCGCCACCATAGATTCCAGTGCGATGATATCGTTCATCTTCAGGGAAGAGATCGTCAATTTCAACCATCTGACTGGACTCGAGGTTCTTAGGCTTGTAGAACTGCTTTTCATCGTAATCGGCAATGAGCTTATCACGATACTTCTTCTCGATCTCCATGAACTGATTCTTCATCGTTTCAGTAAAGGGAGTGAGAAAGAGAATATATGCCTTGGTTTGCAGGGAAGTACCACCGGCGAACATGTGATTGCCGGCACAGCTCGCAACGGTATAAGCACCAGCCTTATTCAGATCGGCAATGAGTTGAGCAATGCCACCATCCAAAGCGATCATTTTAGGCTCATTAAAACCATGGCAGGGTTCACAGCAATAGACCTCGATCAACTGAGAAGACTCGAACTCATGTCCAGTCTGGGGATAGGTCATAATACCAGTATGATCGAAATCCATGCGGATACAGGGATCAACGACGGGAGGAGCTTCAACGGTAGCTTTCATTTCGATGTTACCGATCTGAGCCACATGGTAGCAGACCGGACACATCATGGCAATGCGATTGCCAGAGTATTTAAGCTTGCGGGTATCCTGATAGTTCGTAGACATGTCAGTACATCCTTTCTTATTTTATGATAATTTGAATCATGAAGTAGACGAATCCGATGCAGGTGAATACACAGAAAATGCCTGCAAGATTGCGATGCTTCACAAAGAATTGCAATGGTGGTTGTGTTCCACGGTATCTTGCCACGAAAACCATGATCAAACCACATAGGAATACAAACTCACCAAAGACGCCAATTGTGCGGATAAGTGATAGCATAATTTCACCTCATTTGATCTATCGTTTCACTGGATCGGAAATCTTACGTTGGCGATCCACTGTATAATCTACGATATTTTGGATCACTGGTATCGGTAGCATTAGGAGTAAGCTTAAGACCAAACTGTTTGTCCAAAGCCATCGCAATTTGATTAATATCTGGAAATCCGATGTTATAATCGACAAATAATTGATCTACAGTCAATTCTGTGAGTTTATCCACGCTATCATATCCGGCCTTTGCAAGTTTGGCCAATATACTGGGATGATAGGTCTTCAGGGTGAAAATGGAACGCTCGCCATGAACCATGGGAATGAGGGTATTTCTCAATCGGTACAATGCATCACGGCAGTATACACTTACTGCACCAGTTTTCATATTTAACTTTGCGCCAACCTCGCTCATTGTTAAATCGGTAAACCAGTATTCTTTGAACGCTGCAGTTCCGGAATCATCCGGTAGCTTATCGATAGCCGCCTCCATAAATGGTATAAGGTCATGGTCGTCTAAAAACGTCTCACCCATATATGTGCGTTTGAAACGCCTCTGGATAAGATCGTACGAATGCTCTTTATTCTTGAATCTATACATACATCCACCTCCGTTAATAGATGAAGGAGACTACCGATTGGTAGTCTCCTTCTCTAAGTTATGATATTTGGCTATTTTACATCAGCAGATACTGAGGAAAAGCATGTAGTCGCTAACCAGTAGGTCTGCGTTGAGGTTATCGCAGATACGACCATTGATCTCAGGATCGGGATCGACGAACTCGAAAGAGGAGTTCAGCATCGTGGAAAGATTCTTAACGATGGGATCTTCCTTCAGACCAAGTTCTGCAATGTAACGATACTTCTCAGAAATAATGTGCTGATATACGGAGGAAGTTGTAAACTTCTCCAGGAACTTTGCATTCTTGATGCAGGTATCGCGGAACTTACCACTGACCTTAGCAGTGCAGATCTGAGGCAGAATGAGCATACCTCTCAGAGACAGATACTTCTTCATGTAGATAGCCAATTCTACCGCATTACGCTTATCAAGCAGACGGATAGCATTGGTGTCGTTAAAGTATTTAGAGAAGAATGCATGAAGCAGGCACTGAGTCAGGGAGTTGAATCGCATATTTTCGAAGTAGAAATCAATTTCAGACTGAGGAATCTCGATACGGAAGCGTTGACGAATCTCATCCATAACCTGAGCGGTGTTGGTTTCATTAACCAACTGGTTAGATTCATCGACACGAGAGATCTGCATTTCCAGAGTCTCGACATGGGACAGATAATCGTCGGAATCACTGTCTTCCACTTCGATCTCGACGGGCTTGTATTTGAAGTTCTCGTAACGATAGTGGGTATAGCTGTGGGTGATAATGCCATCAATGAAAGAGACGATGGACCGATTGTATGCCAGCTTATGCAGACTCTTAACCAGGATAACCTCGTGAATCAGAGAGGTCAGATACAGCTCCAAAGTAGTGCCGTAGAGCTGCTTCTTTTTCTCCCAGATAACTGCGTCGGAAGTATGAGAGCGCTCGACACGATATGCCACAAAGCGACAGATGGGATTCCAGATCTCGGTATCATTCTTCTCGAACCGCTCGACGACACGCATGAAGATACGGTCGAAGCAGTCGATGTAATCTCTCTTATTAATGAAGGTAGCATTGGTATTACTGAAATGGATACAGATTGGCAGAAGCAGACGGATACAGAAGGATACGGCAACGATCATACGAGCGTGGTCGTTCGTAATTTTCGGAGTCGTCTTATACTTGCCATCTCTGTCAGTATTGATATTGAGTTTATAGAGGTCCAAAGCCATCTGCTTCAGTTTATTGACCATGGACTTTGTGATGAGACGATTCAGAATCATCTTACAGAACGCCTTTTGAGACATGTCAGGATGACGATCGATGTAGTTCTTAATCGTCAGGGTTGCGACCAGATATTCGTGATCATGGTCGTAATGTGCGATAAAGTAGTTGATGTGCTGGAGCAGGTCAGGAATGCGCTCCTTGTAATGTTTCTTCGCGATGATGTACTGGAGCAACTGTCTGTCTTCAGGCACATTGAACATCCGAGTCAGATACGATGCAATGATCATTCCATCTTTCTCAGTGAAAAAGATCTCATCTTCAGTGGGCTGCCAAGCCATCAGATCGATAGCATCAGGCTTATCGTAGAATTCCTCTTTTCCTTTCAGAATCACATCTTCTTCAGGAATACGGTATGTGAGAGAATCATCGGCATCTTCCACACCGTCGAATACGGTAATCTTAGAGAGCGGAGTATTGGGATCGGTGATGGGCCGTAATGTAACGACTTCATCGGGTTTCAGAGTCTTAATGACGTCGGCAGTCGTGACGTACGGAGACTCAGTGACAGGATTGGGAGATTCCTCAATTACGGCATTTTCTGCTGCTGGAACCTCATCAGTGGTCATAGTTTCCTGGGTTGCTGCTGCATCAGGACTTACTTCTTCGATAACTTTCTTCTTTCTGGGCATAACGCTACTGTCCTTTCTATGTGAGAGTTCATACTTATAGCTATCGCAATCACGTACAGATGATATCCTTACGTGTTTTAATAGACAAGCTTACTTACGACCAATCTTCTTGATCTTTGAAATGAATCCACTCTTATTAGTCTTAGTCGTTTTAGCAACAGACTTTGTCTGAGTACTCTTCGGACTGCTCGGTGAAGCATTGGGAACTTTACCCTGTGCTTTAAGCTTTTCTTTACGAGCAGCTTCGCGTTCTCTGCGCTTAGCTTCAGCTTCTTCCTTCTTCTTACGAACCGCAGGAGTATCAGCCGCGTTATCATATCGAGATTCGACAGTATCTTGGGTTTGGACATTGCCAGCAATGTCCTTATAGGATGCACGCCTTGCGGTACTCAATAGATTTGCAGCCGTCTGATTGCGATACTTATGATGAAGGAAATACATGCAGGTATAGATCGTACGTTCATATCCAACGATATTGGAAGGATTCCGAACTTTCGGATCTTTGCGCATGATAACGCGTTCATATTTCTTCTTCAACCAAGTGCAGAAGAGATTGCGCTCTTCAAAGACTTTGGCATAAGTATAATAGAATGACGGGCTATTCGAAAATACCCGGAAAGGAAGACGTGAAATCGAAAGTCTGGACTTTTCGTCAATGCCAGTACAGTCCAGTTCAACCACGACGTCGTAGTAAATATTCATCTTCGTTCTAGATGGAAGTTTGCAATGGAAGATGAGAGTGCTATCTGTGCGGAACATGGATGAAACGATCGGAGATGGATAATCTTCTCGAAGTTCACGTTCCACTGTATCGCGAATCATGGTCGTAGGAGCAACATTACTACCACGACCATAGGGATTTGCTAAGTATTCACCTAATGTCATGAGTTATGTCCCTTCTTTCATGGAAGAGTTAAAGCCATGTCTTGACAAAAGTTTGTTTTAAAATGTACTACGGATTTCTCCGTAGTACATTTTAACATTTTTAAATACCGTTTTCTTTCTTAACTTTATTAACGGCTTCTCGAGCCGCATCGCGCTCGGCGTTAATATCCGACTGAAATTTCATGTGTGTATCGATAAACTTCGATACAACACCGGTTGCCTTCATGGCCTGATTGTATGTCTTCTGCATACCAATAGCGATATGTCGACCGGCATTCATAAGCTTGGAATAGCTTCCAGTCTGAGTTTCATCATCGTCGTTGTCATGCATTGCTTTAGGAGAATATGTGCTACCATGTAGATATGGAGAATATTCGATATCGTGAAGACGAACACCCCATTTATTACGAAGATCTGTAAATTTGGTAGCATAGCTATCGGTTGGGAATACGGCTAATGAGGTCTTAGTATCTTCATTAGAGATACGAACGTTTCCCTGAGCGATAGCTTCGATATTTTTGCATTTTTCAACAACATTAGCGAGGATGTTATTCACATCATCCATAAGGTCGTTGGCATCACTCATGCGTAATTCTTTATCGAGGTTGGGTAGATCGTTAATATACGAATCGATGTCGCGTAAATCACTCATCATGAGACCGACGTATTCGATATCACATTTACGCATGTAAACATTAGAACCAGTTACACGCCGCTTGATAGCTTTAATGATATTACCGATGATATCGATAATGCCTTTAATAGCACGCCGGATTAGTTCCCATGCATTTTTCAAAAGCTTTTCGATCACATTAGTGTTAGATTCCATTACGGGATCGAAGTTATTGGCCATTGCATTGAACTCTTCCAACGCAACGATATAACCAAATTCCTGGATAACATCCATATCTTGATTCATCCTTTCCATAAAATAATGATCCCTTCCGTAAATCACGCGCCGAAGGCCCGCCATTTATGGAAGGGATCAACAGGCCCAGTTATGGGCCGAAAGGATGGTGCGGGTGAAGGGACTCGAACCCTCAATCCATAATGGCATATGCACCTAACGCATATGAGTATACCAATTCCTCCACACCCGCATAATGGTATTAAAGAAGATGTATAAATGGTACTATGATATCACTCATAGTACCATTTAGTTGCTTTATGTGGCGCTCCAGATGATGCTGAACGCAAATCCCGCAGTAGTATGTGCACGCATAAACGCTTTCTGAATGATGTTGTAGAATTCAGTCAATTCGCGATGACGTGTAGTATCTTCAGAGATCTTAGACAGTTGATCCTGAGCAATTTTTGGGATCTTGTCATACATCTCACCAAAGGTAGTCATACTCTTATCGATATCATTAAGATATTTATCAATACTGACGACGGTTTTATTCATGGACTTTTTGTCCTTTACATAATTGAGATCTTGCAAATTATCATAGATCTTCTCAATTCGAGCCGCCGCATCTTTAGCGTCATCGATATATTCAACGACATCTCCCTGATGGGCATGAGTTAATAGCGTCATCAGATCACCACATACAGGTGCAAGCTTGTTATATTCAGCAAAGACTTTGTTAAAATGCTCAGCCGTAGATCTATTCACAATTTTGATAGTGCGCATTTTACGAATTCCGGATTTGATCAGATCCATAATGCGAGCAATAATGCTCTTGATAAACTTCCATGCTTTATCGATTGCGCCACGGATGACATCCGCTGCTCCTTCCATAGCGGGATCGACATTATTCATTGTGGTATTAAATTCTTCCAAAGCTACAATGTAGCTGAACTGTTGAATAGTATCCATTTCATAAACCCTTTCCAAATTAAATGATCTTTGATACATGTATATTTACTGAAATGTCCGTAGTCATTCTAGCTACGACTATATATCATTCTTATGAAAAAGAAAAAGCTATAGTTCAGTTGGGAGAACGCTAGTAATACCCCGTACTAGAGGTCGATGGTTCGAGCCCATCTAGCTGTGGGCCCCGCAAGGGGCCTGCATTCTTTTTTGCTGAAAACTTTCATATAATGCGTTTTTATTTTAACGAAATGTGAGGTAGATACAAATGTCTGCATTTGATAAATTCTGTCAGGAAATCGTTGCTATGGAAGGCATGGTTTCCAAAATCAAGAATCGTAAAGTTCGCCAGAAAGACGCTGGCTGGTTCCAGAAGCTGGAGAAGGTAGCTTCCATCAATGAGCTGTTTGTCCACGCTCAGAATGGTGAAGAGGACAAGTGGGGTGTTCGTGAGAAGTCCGCCAATGTCGAAGGTAAACATGTCGTTATTGAGATCCGCAAAGATGCCGAACTGTCCGATAGCACTGTGAAAACTATCAAGACCGCTTTCGGTAACATTGGTAAGGTTCAGACTCTGCTGGCCAAGAAGGTCGTTGCTGAGTATAACGGCAGTAACGGCAAACAGGGTCCCTGGGAATGGACTGAGAATAAAGAAGAGTTCAAGCCCAGACGTGAATCTGATGTCACCGGCGCTATCAAGTTCGAGACTTTCCGTGCATGTGTTGCACGTGATGGTGTAAAGTTCGAGCTATACTTTGACGATGGCCAGCTTTGGTGGGGCCACGTGATTGTGATCGATAATGCCTTTGATATGAAGAGTGGCGCTCCTAAGTCTGACTTCGAATACAGCATCGAAGGTTAATTCAAGGCCTGTAAGGCCTGTTCGTGAAAATTTTGGTACTACGGCGGGCCGTAGTACCAATTATTTATTTAACGGATGAGCGACGCTTTTATACATCACAACATAACCCCATCTACCGGATCTTCTATAAAAACTGGAACATTTGTTGGAAGCAATGATCGGAAAATGACTGTATCTGCATTTTCCGGAGCAACGCATTTTATGTTTACGTTAATTGATGGTGGATATCTTGGTATAAGTAGTATTAATCGAATATTCGGTGGATATTATAATGGATCAACTTTGACTATAAACATGTCAAATTGCAGTTCATCGGGGATTGACTATGCCGAAATAGATACTGCAACATTTACATCATCGTCTGGAACGATGGATAGTGGTAATAATGCTCGCTGTTTCTTTGATGATGATTGCACGTACCGCTATGTTATATGGTAAGTCATGCCAGTAAGGCATGTTCGCAGAAAAATTTGGTACTACGGCCTGCCGTAGTACCAAATATTTATTTAATGAATGAGTGAATCTATTATTTATCATCCTATTCAAATTTCTGGTAGTGAAAATAATCCAGATTTTACATCAAAAGAATATATACGTGCATGGGTGACCAGTGGTAGTGGATCTGGAACTACCACTGGTACATTATCATATACTGGAGATGTATATATCATAAACGTCATGCTGTATATGGATAACGGATGGTATTTAACACAACATACTCCGGCAGATTTTATTCCACAAAAAATTACATTTGGTGAAACTATTGATGTATTTGCATTATGTGGCTTATCCAGCGGTACATACCTAAGCGGTGTAAACCTTACTATAGCTACAGATTATTCATGGTCAATGGTAATTAGTGGTAGTAGTGGAAAGAAGAAAGGTGCATCAATTCTATTAGGCTATATTTGACATAAAGACTCCATTCCCATTTACGAGAATGGAGTCTTTAAACCCATCGTAAAATGGCCCTTCAACACTCGATTAATCCTACAGTAAGGCGGTGAAATCAATCATGGCCGATAGAAAATCGACTGATAGGGCTATCAATGCAGATATGAAGCGAGCTTCTTCTTTGGACCGTCTCGCTTCTAGACTGCTTCAGAGCGTTGACCCTTCTTATAATGATCAGCGCCTGATGTCCGATCAGGATGCCGAATTCAACCGAATTATTGATCGACAGCTGGATATCGCCAAGGGTGTTGCCGGCGGTCAGGTTGTCGATTTTATTGCTTCGCTCCGTAAGTCTCAGAACCAGAATCGTGGCGGTAAGCCTAAGAATTCTCTGGGTATTGAGACTGCCGATCTCTTCACTGAAAATATCGGAGACATCTTTGGATACTTCCAGGATGTTTATAAAAACCGATACATGGAGATCGCGGATCTGAAGTTCATTTCTAAGTTCATCCCATCCATTGGTGAAGCTGTCCGTATCTATCTGGATGCGATCGTTGCGTCTGATGATGTTAGTCAGACCATCACCCGTAACATCAATATGCCAGGTATTACGGATCCTCAGGATAAAAACACTATCATGAATCGCATTGAGCAGATGGAAGAAGAATATCGTCTACTTCCCAAGCTCAAAGTGGCTTATAAGAAAGCTATGGTTACTGGCTCTTTCTTTGTATGGCATATCGCCTATAAAGAGCTCTTCGAGATGTATAGCCAGGGCCTGGCCAGTGGTAGAATTCTGAGAAGCGGACCCAATACTATGAATGGCAATTCCAGAGAAGGTACTGGTTCTGCTGCAGCACCTGGTATGTCCAATGCACCTGCCGGTAAGATGCCTAAAGCCAATAAGGCAAACGTTCTTGGTATCGCTCAGGAGTCTACCATTGTCTACGATATCAAAGAGGAACCGGGCCTTGAAGCCTTTGGTGAAGAGATGCAGTTCCTTGCAAGAGATGAACTGATCTACAAGTGTAACCTGAAGGGTGCTTTAGAATCTTCTATGGAAGAAATCAAGGCAATGGCAGAAAGTTCCGGACTTCCGATTGACCGTGATGGTAATAAGAAGGATGGCAAGAAATTTGCTAATGAATTGGTTTCTGCTATTGAGGCAGATATGCCAAATATCTACTTCCTGGATTCTCCCATCCCCTTCGAAGTTATCAATGACACTAGCGGTATTATGGAAGCCGGTATTGAAAGCTTCCACGAATTCTTCAATCTGCGTAAAGACGTAGATGAAAAAATCGGTAATGCCGATAAGACTATGGTGGAAGGTGTAGATGGTGCTTTCAACGTGAACGGTGATAACTCTACCAGAGCTCAGAAGTTCAACGTAACTGGCACCTATCTGAAGTGGATCGATTATAAGTACATGCTTCCCATCGAGGTACTTGGTCATATTATCGGTTACTATCACATCGTATCTACCACTAAAACCAAGAAAAAAGGCGGTAAGGGTACCGCTAATAAATCCAGCGAAATCGGTGGCATTCTGTCTTCCGGTTCTATGAGCCTCTTCGATCAGATGGATGTCTCCGAAAAGCGTAAGGAAGCTGCCATTCAGAATATCGTGGATACCATTTCTGATGCTATTCTAACTCAGTTTGGTACCAAGTTCGTTAAGAAGAATGCTGCATTCCGACAGCTTATTTCCGAGTGTATCATTGCCAACGGTCTAGTCAATAATGACTTCATGATTCAGTTCATTCCTGCAAACCAAGTCATCGAGTTCAAGTGCAACGAAGATGAAAATGGTAAGGGTGAATCTATCCTGTCCGAGGCAATGTTCCCTGCGCATCTGCTGCTCTCTATGGTTGTCAGTAAGATGCTCAATTATATCAATAAGGGTGGCAACCGAACCATTGCTCATATTTCAAGTGGCCGCGTGAATCGTAATCTGGGTAACCAGGTTAATCGCGTCATTCGAGATCTTCAGGCTGGTAATGTCACCTTTACCGATCTGCTATCTTCTAGTATGGTCTTCAATAAGGTCACTCGCGATTCCAATATCGCGATGCCTAAGGATCAAGCTGGTAATCGACTTGTTGAATTTGAAGTTCAGGAAGGCCAGCAGATCGAACTCAACACCGATTATGAAACAATGCTGGAACGCTGGTGTATGACTGCTACCGGTATTCCTCCCACGGTTATGGACTATCAGTCCGATGTCAATGTCGCCAAGAAGGTTGTCTCTGATAACGTTCGTGTGGCAGGACGTGTGGCATCTATGCAGTCCGATTTGGAAGGTCCTACAACTCAGCTCTATCGAGTGCTCATTGCAGATTCCGATATTGATGATGCAACGAAGAACCTTCTGTCTACTATGACCTTTAAGCTACCCAGACCTCGTATTCTGGCAAACCAGAATAATTCTGAAGCTCTTAACACCGCATATTCCAATGCGCAGACAATTGCTAACATCAAGTTGGGCGACAATGATAATACCGACGATGAGCGACAGGTTCGTTCTAAATTGATTGAATTGATCGCTCGCAATGAAACTCCCTTTATCAATTGGAATGAGATTGATGAACTGGAGAAGAAAGTCCGCGCCGATATTGCTGGTGATAAGACTAAGAAGAATGCCGAGAAGAATCTGAATGGTGGAACCAATATGGAGAACCCTGATGATAGTCTCGACGGTTTAGGCGGTTTCTAATTCATAACTTTTAAAGCACCTATGGAATTTCCATAGGTGCTTTTATATCACATCGTTGACAGATCTTCAATTCAATACAGAGAAAGGCTCGTGTGATTATGAATACTATTTGGTCTATGATTTTAACCGGATATGGCTTTATTGCAATGCTGTTTCTTATGCTCTTCATCATTGCGATTGTATCATTCCGTAAAGAACTTAAAGGTGGAGATACCGGTCTTTGGGCTATCGTATGTGTTGCCATAGTACTATGCTCTGCGGTATGGCCGGTCTTCCTGTTCTACTGCTTCTACCGTGAAAAGAATGATCCCGATACACCTACCATTTTGGAAGAAGTTCCTGAAAATGAATCAGAATCTGAAGTTCCAGATCAATTAACTCTTGAAATGCATGAAGAAACCTTTTCAGGTATCAGAGAAACCGGAGACTGATAAACTTTGTAAATTCAAATTCTAATATAAAAATAAGGGTCTGTATCCTGATACAGACCCTTATCGTATAAGGAGATGAAATTTGATGAAATCATTAATCGGAATTGCCGTTACTGTCGCATTTTTACTGGTTATTTCTGAAGTATTTGTATGGATGCTTGAACTATGGGCCATAGCCAGTAGTAAAAGGTGGGTGGCGTCTCATACTTCAGATACAAAGAAAGCTATGTTTGAGAATGTAACGGCCGTTATCGTGACAATCGGTTCAATTCTCATTCCATTGGGCGTCATGTTTGGCTACGCTTTAGTAATGACACTTTTATTACGGGAGTGAGAATCTATGTTTGAGCAGTTTAGTATTCCTTTGATTAAGAATTTCACATACATTGCCATGATTGCGCTATCTATCTTCGTCATCGTTCTCATTTTAATAATCGTGTATAAGATATACAAAGCTCTTTATAAGATGTGGGCCGACATTATTTTGAAAATATCATTTTCTACATTTATGAGAGGTTTTGGAATCAGCGTGATGGCAACTATAAGCTGTATCGCATTGGCTATTTTCGGTGGGTTTGCTTTGTCAGTCTTTTTACTAATCTTTAACTGAGGCCCGTAAGGGCCTGTTGACGAAATTTGGAATTTACGGGTACCCGTAAATTCCAATTATTTATTTTAGGCGATGAGTGAAGCTTTAATTTCGGCAGTTAATATTGAATCATCATATTCTAATCAGACTTCAAATATTGAATTCGTTTATATGGAAGCAACTACAGACGAGACTTATCAATTATATCACACGCCAATAGCAGTATATGAATTTTCTGCAGGTGGAATGACAGATATAACCATAGGTCAAGAATTAACATTGTATAGTGTTGTAGGCTCTGTTGGCGACCGAAGTTCCGGCACGGTTAAACTTAAAGTAACGCAAAATAATATTGTCAAAATATTACAATCTGAAATCACAGGCTATAAAATTATGCTTGGATTTATTTATGAATGATTTGAAAGACTACTACCTCAATGAGGTAGTAGTCTTTCTTTTGAGAATGGAGGAATTATATATGCAACCGATAAAGGATACGCTAGTTCAACCTGAGCAACTTAGGTACGAGTCACCAGACCGGAGCCAGTGCCATCGAGGTTCAGCTGGTAAGAGCTGTTGACCTCATCTTGAGTGATATTGGGGTTGAAGTCCAGGTAGCTGAACTTGATCTTATCGATCTGGCGATACCACTCGGCAATCTGGTTGATGTAGGAGGACTCATACTTGGTGGTACGCATCTCAATGTCGATAGACACGTTGTCACGCACACCATGCTCGAAGTTCAGATGGCTCTTGGGCACCCGAGTGGGGAAGCAGTGAGCCAGCATGCAAGCATACTCCAGGTCCTGCATATTGGGAGTCAGATCGTAGTAGATGAACTCTGCGGTGTGATACTTCTCACCGTAGGGCACCTTAGCGACGGTCTGACCAGCCGCATTCACGGTAGTTGCATTGGGATAAACCTCACCATGCTCCAGCATGATGCCATGATAGGTAGCAACACCGGAACGAGGATCACGGACGCCAGTCACCCAGGTATCCAGGAACTCACGGATGGGAGATCCGCTCTGCTCGTAGACAGTGATGGTGAAGGTGTCGGTATCGTCTCTGACCAGGGAGACGTTGGAGAAACGCTGACCAGCGAAGCCGCCCTCAAACTCAACGAAGTCCACAGACAGATCGGCGATACCGTCAACGCGGGTGTAGCCGGTCTCAATGATAGACTTGAAGACGCGAGTCTGCTCGGGGAAGCCCTCGGTCATGAAGAAGGGGGGAGTGTACAGGAACACTCGAGACGTACCCTGGATATAGGGATCAAAACCGTTCAGGTTCTGCTGGGTAACGTCGATACCATTCAGGAAATAACTAAACTTGTTATAATCCTTGGTATTCTGCTTCAGATTACTCTGGATAGTCTGCAACATAATTTAGTTACCTCCTTTCTTAGACCTCAACCGTTCCACGGTTGACAGAAATCTCAACGATGGAACGCTTGATGATATTCTTGTGAACGAAGTCGATGTACAGATGCAGAATGCCGCGCTCGGTCTCCCAATCATTCATGCTGAACTCAGCAGAAATGGACTTGACCTGAGCATCCTGATACTTCTCAGCCAGGATCTTGGCAGCCTTATTGAAGCGCTGCAGATCGGAAGCCTCAGCGAAGTTGTACTCGTACTGCTCACACAGCTGAACGGCATCACGACGGATGTCCAGAAGGACGAAGACGTTGGAAGCCTCGGACAGGTTGGTGTCAACCTCCTGACGGGTGGTCTGAGCGCCACGGACAACCTGCTTCTTGGTGTTAACCTTCAGGAAGTTGACCTTCAGCTCAGTCAGCTCGTCGAGGATCTTGGAATCCAGATCGTCATCGAACACGGGCCATGCGGAGCCGCTGATAAAGCCGGACATAACGCCATAGGCGGAACCGGCCAGAGGCACGTGCTTGGCACCGTTCTGCTGGAAGTGACGAGGATACATCAGGGACAGTGCATAGGTAGAGGTAACGGGAACGATCTTGAAGGTAGCGGGGTCCTGGATCTTACCCTTATAAGCCTCGATCGTCTCGGAACGAGAGGTAATATAGGGCTCGATATCGGCCAGGCTTGCCATCATACCAGCATAGGTATTCATCTCAGTACCGACGTCGAACATGCCCATGCAATCCTGACGCTCACTGACGAGTTCATGGATAGCAATCTTCGTCTCGGTGGCGAAGTTGGCATCGAAGATGATGTCGGTGGGGAACAGCTTGCGAGAGCGGACGTTGCGATCGATCTCACCGGAATAAGCCTTCAGGTAGGCATCATTCATCGCAGCCTGACGATCGGGGTTGGAAACATCGAAAGCGCCGTCGGAACCGTTCATCAGAGCAATGCCGGAAGCACCGTTCACGGAAACAGTACCGTTGGAAGTCATATCGATGGTCACACCTTCAATGCCGGACAGAGTGGTGCCGAACATCAGGCCGGTGATGGGATCGAAGGTCTTCTCAGTCAGAGAAGTGTCGGGGAAGACGCTCACGTAAGCAGCAAACATCTCAGTCAGTGCAGCAGGATTGCTGATGATAGAGATGTAGGAAGAATCCTCATAGGGATCGCCGACAATGAAGTCAGCAAACAGGGTCTGACCATCAGCGTTGACAGCATCGGGAGAGAACGCGATAGTGAACTCTTCCTTCTTGACCATGGTGGCCTTGCTGATCTCGTAGATGGACATGATGTAGTTCTTGTAAGAGGACAGGCGGTCGCCGCGGGCATAGCTATCCAGCACGAAGCGGATGTTGTTACCCCAAGCACCGCGTCCGCGGGCAGCGATCTCGAACACCTTAACGGCAGTGAAGCCATTAGCATCGGGAGTAGCGTCAACAGACACCAGGTTGCCCAGATTCTCCAGATCGGTAACACCCTCAACGCTCTCGAAGGTGTAGAAGATCTCCATAGAGCCAGGAGTACCACCCTCCGCAGCGGGAGTGATGGCACGCATCACAGATCTGGAAGCAGCAGTAGCGCGCAGCAGCGCACTCTTGGTAGTGGTAGTAGTGAAGGACATGGAAGAATTCACAGTCACATTCACAGGCTCACCGACGGGACCGGTAGCGGGCTCGACGGGATGAGAAGCCACGAAATTGAAGCCGTTGACAATGGTAGCGCTCATGATGAAATCACTGTCAGCCTCAGACACGAAGGTAGCAGCATCATAGATGCGAACGATAGCATCGCCCTTACCCTCGCCCATCAGGCAAGCAAAACCATCGAGCATGTCAGCGCCCTTATATTCCTTGGACTTCTTCCAGACGCCATCCACCTGAGAAATAGAGGGATCACCACTATGGGTCTCCAGGTTGGCGTTGGTATTGATGACACGATAAGTCTTCTCAGCCTCCAGGCCGGGGAAGATCAGATCGACTTCAATGTGGTTGCCAGAAATGGCACCCCACAGATCGGCGTTAATTACGCCAGCAACAGCATCGCCGGAGCAGGCAACGACGAACTCACTGCCAGAAGCAGTGACAACGGCCTTAGCCTTGGGATCGGCGATGGTAACACCCAGATCGGTGTTGTTGACGATGATCACTTCGGGAGCAGCAGCACCCCATTCCACGATGCTCAGAGTCGCAGTAGTCTGAGCGCCGACCAGAATGTCATAACCCTCCTGCAGGAGAGCACCGGTGTAGGTCTTGACCTTCTTATACACGCCATCGACATTGGACACGAACTCGTCGCGGCCAACATACTCAGCCAGAGCAGGATTCACCTGCGTGATCTGATAAGTCTTGGCGGGATCCAGGGTCATGATCTTAGCCAGATCGATAGTGATATCGATGTACTCGCCAGAGACAGCGCCGAAAGTTTCGGCCAGTTCGGCGGAGATGCCGGGCTCCACATTGGTGCCGGCAACGGTGATAATGGTAGCACCAGTAGCCTCATCAACGGAATCGCTTGCGATCACGTTGGCGTGGCCTCTGACATTGACCTTATCAGAAGGAGTGGGCGTAGGCTCGACAGCCGGAGTGCCCGGGGTTACCTTATAGTGAGCGATCAGAGCGCCCACTGCGTAAGCAGCATCTTCAGCGGTAACGCGCAGACAATGCAGAGTAGCTGCATTGGTGCTGGCTGCCGCATAGGCATTCAGAAAAGCCTGACCGTAGGTATCGAAGGAACCGATACCGTAACGCTCAACGAATTCATTCATGCCGCCGCTCACAGTCTGCAGTTCACGATCGATGCCCTTGGGAGAGCTGAACACGTACATCATGTTACAGTAGGTGGTTTCGGCAGCGCCCAGACTATCGGTAGGCCGTGCACTGTTATCGTGAATCACCGTCATGACGTGCGCATAATCATGCTCAGGCACAATCTGCGTCAAAGAAGCCATGAGTTGTTTACCTCCTTTATCGGTAATAAAGTCGGAATTTACCGAGCTAAATGATATTGCAGCAGGTTAATGGGTTGTTAATAGTAGCAAAATAGGCATTATAATATAAAAAGAAGGATAGTGAATTCTCACTATCCTTCAAATTTGTCGTAAACGGCCGACACCCGTTCATATATCATATTCATGAAGAATGATAAAGATTGAACCACATAGGAACTTTCTTTGCTATTCTATCTTACGAGTGAGGAGGTGTAAGGCATGGCCGAGGCCATTATCATGAATGATATTCATGGTATTATGAACGCGATCGCGACTCGTCTTGAGAAGCGAGTTCATGAGCTGGTTTCCAAGGGTCAGTATGTTGACGCCCTCAACCTGATTCTGGAAATCAATCAAGAAATCATGAATTAACACCAAGTACATACCGGGTGCCGGCTTAAGATTCTGTAACCTGGTATCTAACATATAACTCTCAAGGAGAGAGCTACCCGATTGAATGGTAGCTCTCTCCTAACTTCTTTTTTGGTTTAATCGTTGTATCTAAGCCAAATATAACCCTCATATTTATCCCAATCATCTTCAACTGCGAAGTTTTTGAAATTGGAATTTTTATGAAGCTCAGCTGTGACTTTCTGACAGATATCGGTTACGATGCTGGCGATGTTATTGCATTCATCAATATTATCGCCATTATACAGCTTGAACTGAATGGTTACATAGCCGAAGCTAATAGTATCTTCATGACATTCGATGAAATCCTCAACCTCATGAGAATCGAATTTCACTTCAACATACCGTTTCGCTTCAGGATGTGTATTCAGCATGGCAGCAAATAGCTTCTTGGTCGCAGTGACGACTTTACTACGAGCACCGTTCTTACCACCACCGATATTTGCATTATCGATCTTCTCGACGGTATAACCAGCACGCTGATATACATCTTTCACACGATACGTGTGAACATGCTCAACCTTGACAACGTTATTACCGGTGGTTTCGACAGCACTATTCACTGCATATTTGGAATATTTATACCGCTTTACATTCTTTGCAGAAACTCTGTAAAGGGCAAGCTCACCATGTTCATAGAAACTATAGCTATAGTCTCTCAACTTTGCAGTTTTACTGGCAGGATCGATCTTATCATCATAAAAGAATGCTTCTGCCATCAGTGTGTCCAATTCATTCGTATGGCCCAAAACATTATTCCATCGTTTGACTTTAGTGAGATCGAGAGTGGTCTCACCTTTCTTACGATTGTAATCATCAATCCGCTTGGCAATGAAAAATGATTTGGCGCCAACCATGCTTAGCAAACCCATAATCTTACACCTCTTACATCGTTAGAACTTCTTCGACAGGGGATCGACGCTGCTCGGTACCGGCCTTTGTCATATTGATAGACGTGGCCAGCTTCTCTTTAATACGCTCGAACGACAGAGCGGAGAAAACAGAAGTTGCAGCAGCGACGTTATTCATATTGGTCTCGATGTAACCGGTGGGATTAGCATTGCCTTTACCCCAGATCATACGGTAGGGTTTGGTAATGTCATCGGGACAACGGCACATCTCTGCCCAGATCATCTGACGGATAACCGCAGGAACCTGAGGATTGAACTTATTGATGGCGAAATTGGATGCCCAAATTTCGTCAAACTTATCATATGGCACAGTATTGGGAATCTTACCCTTTGTGATCATATTGAGGAACTTGGTACAGTTTGCACTGGACTGAACCTCTTCGGCGGCCATAATGACATCGCCCATATAATACTTCAGAATGATGTACTGCTCGGGTTCTCCATCGGCAGTCAACTGCAATTTAGCAGTACTGAAGTCAGAAGGGTAAGTCATAATCATATTAGGATAGTTGAAAGTTCTCAATTTGGTGGAATCACGAGGATCCTCATCCGATTGATAGAATCTCATATTGAAAATGCCAACGATCTTGAAGCCGTCAGCATACTGGACAGCGATGGAAGATGCAGTCTCTTCATCATCGTTAAATAGCACCTTTGGTAGATATGCTTCAGCATAAGGAACGTTAAGATAGATCTTATCGTCCTGACGTACAAATTCGTTCAAAGGAGTTCGCTCCTTTCTTAAGATTATAGGGGTGTTTTCGGGGGTTAAAACTAGGATGGAATTTCCATCCTAGTTAATAATTCATTCTTGTGACTCCATAAAATGTTTGAACTCTTCCATAGCGTATTGACCTTCACGCTCATACCAATCTTCAAGTTCTTGCATTTCTTGATCATATTCAGAATTGTCATCGGCGTCATCGCTAGCATTCTCGATCTCATCATCTTCATCGTCGTCATCGATGGGTAATGTATCATCAAAGAACTCTAGTTCACCAGTCTCAAAGTTATAACCAAAATCGATACCTTTTGATCCGAGCATTGGTTCAATAGGTGTATCATCGCTACCGGCGTGATGGACTGTCTGTCTTGTACAGCCATTGGGTAAACGTTCGATTTCCATCCATGGCATTTTAGCCGCAATATGAAGTCCTATGTGGTATGTATCAGTTGGAGATAAAACTTCATATGGCTTGATCTCCGGCACTGAAGTTGATGTAGCGGCATGGTCTTGACGAGCTTTTTCTTTTGCATATTTTCGATATGCTTTCTTGAGGTTACGACGACTGATCATTTTACGAAAGATTTTATCAAGTTTTGACATATCCATACCTCACTAATGTATTTCATTAAGCTAGGTGTATGAGTATCGATACAAAAAAGAATCATTCGTTATTAATATAGATTGCAAGGAGACTACCACCGAAGTGGTAGTCTCCTTTATGTAGCCGCGAAATTAGACCTCAGTCTTGTCGTCGTCCTCAGCAGCCTGAGCGCAGGCTACGCAGGTGCCTTCGCCGCAATGACAGTCGGCGTCGATATCGGCGGCAGCTTCGGCCATGGGATCGTTGCCGGTCTCGCCCTCAACATCGGGCTTGGTGGTCAGCTTGCTGACGGCAATGCCGGCAGCGGCGCCAACGACAGCGAAAGCTGCGCCGGCAATCAGGTCCTTCTTGGATACATCGATCTTCTTCATGTGTCTCGTCCTTTCTAGAAAGAAATGAAATATATCAAAGATGGCATTCTATGGATTCAGTGATCCTAGGACACCTCTTCTTTCGACGGCCATCTATGATTCGCTAGGATAATATATGAAGATTAAATCTTAGTGCCATATGTATTAGAAAAATGAGAAACGCGAGTGAGGTGCCATGATAATGAAACCACGACACCCCACATGGCGGCTAGCCCTTAATAATCGTCATCGAAGAACGGATCTCCGGGATTGGACTGTCTCATATAGTCCGTAATGGACGGGCGTCCACCGTCAGGTTCATCCATATCATCGCCTCTGGCGATCTGACGTGCGCTACGATCAACACCCATCATCATGCGGGTGGCAGCATCCATACCACTACGAGCAGTGTCGGAATCCTGACGATGTCCGCCGGAATATCCGGAATTAGCGCCTTCATGCAGCATATAGAGCTTGTAGCACTGCTCCAGCATCTTATTGCTGTAAGCATTGTCGTTCACCATAGTGAAGAAAACGATGGTACTATGCTGGCTGATATGCATTTCATAGGGATTGGCAAATCCGACGCAACCATTACCAACACGGATAGCAGGAATAGGCTTACCGAGCTCGAAGAGCTGCTGGCCATCAACGATAGCCTTATATACGGTACGACCGCTGTCGCGGAATTTCTGATAATCGTTCATTACCAGAAATGCATTGAATTCAAACATGATAACTTCCTCCTTGATACCAGATTAGATTCTTGCTGGTGTTACATTGAGATGATATGCGAATAAAAGCTGCTGTATCTTTATGATACAGCAGCTATTTATCGATTAATTGGCGATAATACGCTTAGGAGCGCTGGGGTCTGCGGTGGGAAGAGGAACCACGGTCACCGGCTCTTCTTCGGGAGTTTCACTGTCAGGCTCGGCCTCAGATTCAGTGACAGCGTCGGCGCTTTCGTCTTTCTGGGGTTCGACCGCTTCAACGGCATCGACAGGTTCAGACTCAACGACAGCCTCGGAATCACCATCGGCTTCAGTTTCATCGGGCTTTTCCTCCTTGTCATGACAGTGGCAATCGCAGCAAGGATCGGCATCATCGGAATCCTTGACTTCATGCTCGGCCGCTTCAGGTTCAACTGCATCGTCAGCATCTGTTTCGGACTCATCTTCAGTGACTGCAGGACCATCAGGGATTTCATCATCATCGCCGTCGAGCTCGTCCTTTTCATAGTAAGGAAGCTCAGGCAGCTCACTGTAATCCATTTCACCATCGGTGATAGATTCCAGATCGGTATTCAGCTCCAGCTCACGGCCAGGGAATGCCTCAAACAGAGTCAGTTTTTCGCTTTCCAGAACCTTCAGCAAATCATCCATGATCTGGTTGATCTTTTTGAAGAGCTGCTTCTTTGTGAACTGGCCGCCGGTGATTGTAGCGATGATCATGAAGATAGTATAGCCCAGAGAGGCCATGTAATCCTTACCACCGTCACAGTCGTAGATATCAGAAGAGGGATCACAGTCGTAGACATTCATGATGAATGTCTTGATACGAGCACACTTGCCGCTCTGATACTCACGCTCATACATCTTAGCCAGCCAGAAAGTCAAGAAGAAGGTGACGACTTCCACAGTAGACTGGGAAGAACCTTCCAGCTTATCCATCAGACACAGCTTGATAAAGGCGCCGCGGAACTTGGTCATATTGGAATCATTGAAGACGGGCATGAAGACATCGTTGATATACTTCATTGCTTCAGAGGGCTCATTCTTAGCGAAGTCCTCATAGATTTCCAGCACGTTATTGGGATAACGCAGCTTATGGAAGATCAGGTCGAAGTTGGTACGATCGGCATAGGCTGCCGCAGTCTCATCCAGTCTCTTGATGATCAGGTTCAGGTTGGGAACGGGATCGTTGGCGTTCAGCATAGCCTCGCGACGAATCGCCGCAGACTCAACCATGGACTTGGAGATGAAGGTAGTAGAAGCGATCATATCCTGATCGTAGACTTTCAGCATACGCTCCAGCAGAGACTGAATACGCAGTGCTTCCACCTTCATAGAGGGATAACCCTCATAGAAGGAAGTTACGTCACCTTCATACTTCTCACGTTCAGCAACATTCATGCGGCCAATCATAGCAGCATAATGCTCATCACTGATATTACCGATCTGATCCATCATGCCCTTCATGCTGTTCAGGTCAGCCAGATTCTTCTTGGCCTCATTCAGCTTGGCATGCAGATCGATGTAGGGCAGATATTTCAGAGCTTCGAAGTCTGCTGCATTTTTGCTTTCTGCAGCTGCTTTAGCTTCTTCGAAGATGCTCTTTTCATTGGGGGTGTTGGGACCTGTGATGTATACTTTGGCGGGATTGATGACTTCGGACTCCTTGGTTTCATCAACGGGATCCTCCTCACCGGAAGTATTTGCGGTCACAGTCTCGGCGGGTTCGCCGACGGGATCTTCAGCAGGAGCGACATAACCAGCGGTCATATAGCTCTCAGCGTTCTCGGCCATCTCAGCAACGGCCTTCTCGTTGTAATCTTTCAGATTCTCTTTCACGAACTCGGCAGGAATCTGCTGTCCGGCATCTGCCAGACCATTGGTAATCTGGGACATAAAACATGCGTCCTTTCTGTAAATGAATTGTGAATTAAATTAGCTATTGAGATCATAACCCTTCAGGCGACAGATAATATCGAAGCCAATTCTTGCCTTCATAGAGATATTTTCTCGCATAATGTCACGCAGCGCATCGATAAACCCACCATCAATCACATTCTCTTGGTACATTTTCTTCATGGGTGCCAATGCGATATACCCATCTTCCATACAGTCGAAGAAGGTATCGGCATCCATTTCGGCCATCACCCAGTCAAGCACGTCATAGATGTTAGAAGCAATCAATGCGACGTTCTGATCATCCATAATACGATTCACTTCGGTGATGGAGTCCTTACGCTGACGCATAGACTCAAACTGAGAAGCAATCAGTTCAGTGTTTCGACCGATAAAGGTCAGCATGACATTGAAAAGGTTACTACGGAGATCCAATACAAAGAATAGATAGAACTGCAGCGCAATACTGGCAATCTCAGCATCGTGGTCCGCCAGATATTCTTCATCAATGCTCATGTCAAAAGCTTCGGTGATGTGCTTAATGTACATTTCGCAGATGGAGAAGAAAAGGTTTTGAACCTCTTCAAATGTCTCAGGCTCGGAAGCATGAGGATTTGCGCGCATACTTGCATATCGTTGATATAGAACTTTGAAGTTGTCGATCATGCCCTCACATGCATCGTCGTGAAGAGATTCTAGCTGGGCATCCAGCAAACGCCGAGTTTCCTCGATATCAAATGTCTCAATCACGTCGGAGAGGGTGGTATACGATGAACCAACCATCGTGTCGATTTCTCCTTTCTCAAACTGAAATAATTTCGCTTGAAATCGACAACTTTGCTATACTTCGATATTACAACGGATGTTAAAACCCGCATTGAAATATATCACACAAAGTGCCGAATTTGGAGCATTTTCGCCATATCGGACCTTCGAAACAATGCTGTAAATCTGAAGATCGAAACGGTTACCTCACTGTCGATTTCGGCTCGATGGTGTGTTCGTATTGAACCAAGGGCAGTTTCCTCCTATACAGATAAATGATGCTACTACCATTTCTGGTAGTAGCATCCATAATTTGTGAATCCGGCGGTTTGACAAGGCCATAATCAAAAATCATTTCATAATTGAGGTGAAAATCATGGCCGATATTGTGAATACAAAAGCACGAAACTATCAGTATCAAGAGATTGGATACGATAATGGTCCAATGCTCTACGATGATACATATGGAGATCATGATGAAACTATAATTTCATCACGTTTCCATGGTGATGATGGTGCTATTCCACAAGCTATTGAAGATGATCTCGATCAACTTCGAACCACAGCTAAATCAATATTTGCTAAGCGTAAGCCCATTATCGATTGGAATACATCTAATAAATCTTTTATCGAACTTCATAATGATCTACGTCGCCTAGGCGTAAAGAATAACAGATTCTTTCTTAAGCTGTATGATAAAGACCTCGTGGGTATTGATCCATACAGCCCAAAGTTACCGCTTGAGATGCAGATTAAGATTTATCTCGAATGCGTCGTCAATCCATGGTATTATCTGAGAGAGATTGCACGCATTCCTGCACAGGGTAGTCCGATTGAGCCAGGTGGCGGCGATCAATATCAGATCGATCGTACCAATCTTGCAACGTGGTATCTTTTCCTTAACCATATTGACACATACGCATCAAAACCTCGTCAGTGTGGTAAGACGCAGGATGCACTTCAAAAGATTAACTACGCATACCATTTTGGTTCAACCTCATCATCTGCGCTGTTTTTTAATAAAGACTTGGCGCTGTCAAAAGAGAATCTTGCTCGTTTAAAAGATCAACGAGATTTGTATCCTACTTATCTTCAGATGCGAGTTGCATTCGATGAAGAAGGTAATATGATTAAGGGCATTGATAACATTACTACCATGAAGAACCCAGTAACTGGTAATAGTGTTAAAGTTATGCCTTGCGCAACGTCTAAAGAAGCCGCACAACGACTTGGACGTGGTTATACTGCGCCGCTAATGATCTATGACGAGTGGGACTTTAGCGCATACAATGTAGAAATCGTCATGGCGTCTGTTTTCGCTTATGCGACAGCATCTAAAAATGCTATCGCTAATAACTCATGTGCAGCGCGCCTATTTTTGAGCACGCCGGGTGACCTATCCACACGCGATGGTAAAGCTGCGACCGATTTCATTAGAGGTACCAAGAATCAGCGCGGTATGTTTGTCTGGAATGATCGTATGTATGACATTCCAATGGATGAACTAAAGCGACAGATTCAGTCTACCAATTATAATGGCATTGTATTCGTTGAGCATAACTGGAAACAGCTCAAGAAATCAATGGCTTGGTATGAGAGACAGTGTAACCTTTGCGCATATAACCAGGAGGTTATCCTCCGAGAGGTTAATCTTCAGAGACTGGCTGGTTCTTCCATGTCGCCATTCTCTCGAGAGCAGCAGCTTTATTTATCTTCGCATATTCACCCAGTTAAAGAAGAGGTGGATATTCGCACAAGAGATACCATTTCAACGATTAAACTATATGAAAAGTTTGATCGTCGAGTTCCTTATATCATCGGCATTGACCCCTCCGAAGGTTTGAGTGAGGATAATAATGCAATGATTATTATCAATCCTTTCACTTATAAAGTCGCTGCCGAATATAAATGCCCTTATATTTCTCCTAAAGATTTCTCTAAAGCGGTTACGGATTTTATGGATCGATATTGTCCTCATGCCCTTCTCGTAGTTGAGGCAAACCGTGGTCGTGAACTACTTCAGAGATTAACAGATTCGCATTATGCCTCTCGTATTTGGTATGACGCCGATCGTATGAATCAGCTCATGTCTACTAAAACTGATAAGTATGGTGGTATGCCTCAGTCAGTTTTGGCTAGAAAAGTACAAGGCTTCGTCACTGGTACGAAAAGCCGTAATCTGCTCTTTAGTTGTCTAGAGAACATGGTTATGGAAAACATCGATTGTATCTTTAGTGAGAATCTCGTCAATGAACTTTTGACTTTGATTCGTAAACCCAACACTGGTAAAATTGAAGCCGCGCCTGGTGAGCACGATGACTGTGTCATGGCTTACCTGATCGCATTATACGTGTATCTCAACGCGAGCAACCTTGAAGAGTTTGGTATCAGTAGACGCATGCGAGCTCCTGGCACTGAAGTTCAAAAAGAGGTTGAAAGCGAAGTCGATTATCGTCGCCGTGTACGTGAATCCATTGATATGCTTCCTGAAATGTATCGAGGTATCTTCCAAGATTTCATTGAGGAACGTAATCCCATTATGGATGCGAGAAAGTATGCGCGAGACATTAGACGAGCCGAACAAGAAGATCCCATGATTCAGCAAGCTCGACTTAGGCGTCAAATGGCAGATGTCGACGAAAATACAATATCTCTCGACCAAGCAATGCACCGTCAAAAAGGTGAGCAGAAACTTGGTATGCAATATTATAGAATGGGCCAGCAGAATCCGATTTACAATCGAGGATCCGAAGACGACATCATTATCGGAGGTATGTCTCCTGATGTACCAGATGTCTTTAGCCAAGATGAACGGGATGCTTATGAACGAGGTGTCTTTGAAATGAACTTCGGTCGTAGAGATCCGTATGACTATGGCGGAGATTATGATGAACGTGATGTGTTTGACCCAGAAGACTACGTTGAATGATGAAAAGAAGACTACTCAATTGAGTAGTCTTCTTTTAAAATCAGAACTTAGTCAGCGATGCCTTCGGTAGCATGATCGATACGACCAGCATCTTCAACCTCTTCCTTATCCTGGTTCTCGTTGATTAGGTTACCAACGTCCATATCGGACTCAACCTTTTCATCAGGCTGGGGCTGATCGGGAGACATATCGTCATCAGCATCCAGACCAGCCAGAACCTTGGCGATATCGTCCAGCTCGGCACTAGGATCGTAAGGGGCCTTATCAGTAGGCAGCTCAGATTCCAGAGCCTTGAAGATGGACTCGGGATCATTCATCTCGACGGGCAGACCGGTCTTCACTTCGATATTGGATTCGATAGCAGCCAGTGCATCGGCAGCATTCATGATACGAACCTCAGGCTCGTAGGACTCGACTACGGGCTCAGCCTCACCGGTCTCAGGCAGTTCACCGATACCACCGAGGGATTCCATAGCCATTTTGTCAGCAGACATATCGTCACGCTGAGTCATTTCCATCATGGAAGGATCGGGAGTCTCAACGAGGGACTCCATAATCATACCCAAAAGACGGGACATTATAGTTTCCTCCTCATTTAAGAGTTTGCAGATCCGATGTGATTCAGATGCTGCTTCAGAATATAAATCACGATAGGCATATGCATATACGTGAAAAGATCCTGCTTAAATGCAAAATTAAGAAGATCGTTCTTTGTATAGGTAACAGCATCGACACCTGCGGTGACATACTGGAAGATCATCTTCTCAATCGCATTGAGATTATCGTCCATTGCATTGGTAGCCAGGCTACGTAGCAAAGCACTTGAGAAATAACAGCGCAGCATAGGATCTGCGCCAGCCCAACCACAGTACTGGCCAGGATACTTCACCATATCTCTGAGATTTTCAGGAATGGGCTCCTCTGGCTTTACATAGTGATCGAGCATTTCGAGACTCGGATGTAGTGTAGGAATAGAACTGAGCATCAGAGGAGAAGTTCTCTTCTGAATCAGTCGACTCCATGCATACATATACTGATAAATATAATCCCTCTTTCCGGTCAATACAGCGTTCCACACGGTACGGCTATACAGATAATCGAAATTGAGAGGGATCAGCTCCAGATAAGGCAGCACTGTCGTATAATCACTGGCTTGATTCTCAAAGATTTTACTCTCATTAATGAATCGCGTCAGATAGTTATCACAGTACCACTGAGTGCCAAAGCTTCCAGAGCCACCATTACCGCTCAGACCAGGTGTTCCACCGGTGCTGAGAGAGCCTGCATCATATAGAACGAATCCATCAACGTCTGCATTATAGAACGCGTCGTTGTAGAAATCGGAAAGAGTTTCAACCAGTTCGGCAGCTGAATCCATAGCACTCTGATCAGCGTCGCTTACCAATACTTTTTGATTGGTACCAATATTGGCAAACTTGCACTGATAAGTCTCTTCGACCTGTTTCTCAATTAGCGCGAGATAATTCTCTTTGCCAGTATGAGATCCACCAATATCGATGAGATCGAAGTCTGCAAGATAATAGTCATTACTCTTGATGGAGTTATGATTATATACATTGCAGCGGAAAAGCAGTGGTTTCGTACCACTGATATCTACTCTCATATAGTCACCCGGTTTTGGCCGTACAGTACCAGGGATAAAGGCGATATCGTTGATATCCATTTCAATATCATATCCGCCTTCATCATTGATAACATCGGGCTTCAATTCCGGGATGTTGAATGCGGGCACTTCATTAACCTTGTTAAATCGGATGGAGGAATTAGGTCCAATCTCTTCATAGATTGCACCGGTACCCGCATCCGTAGTAGATTGCGCCTGGTTAATTACGTAATAGGTGACATAGATGGGATTTTTGTCAAGAAACTTAGCAAACTGCCCAGTCTTAAGGTTAGCAAGATATTGCTGCTGAGACTTGATATATGCAGATTGCTCAGTACTCAATGTAGCCATGTTATTCACCTGCCTTTTGATTATACCTGTGTTGAAGGCCTATAAATGCCGTTAAACCCTGTTTGAAAATTACCATTTTTATTGAGTACCGTGGGAATTTTCCGTATTTTCGACCCACTATACTATATATTATTTCTATGAATAAAGAATGAGGATGAACTCCCACCACTCATCTTCACAAATAAAAATCCGTAGATAAAGATAGGAGAAAAAATATGTTTACTTCTGAAATGATCGCTATCATCGCTGGCATTATCTTCTTTTCTCTCTGGTTCTGGTTCACCTTGGCTGTTGACCAGCGTCACGACCTGCCCACTCTGCAGAAGATTGCCAAGTGGGGCAATATCATCCTGATCGTCGTCATGTTTATCATCATCTGCAAGTACGATCTGTGGTGCTAATCCTTTCAAAAATGGAGGAATGACTATGAGCTATTTCCTTGGAACTCTCGCTGTTATCGCCGTTGCGGCGTTAATCCTTTGGCTATTCAGTTACGGTCTCGGCGTCCTTATGCCACTAATTTTGGCGGGCGCGGTCTTTGTGATCTTGAAGACTTTGGCTGAATGCGTTGACCCTAAATTTGGAAGGGTCTTTGAGGGCGTTGTGGGAGGCGCCCTATTCGTCGTCATATTAGGAGTGATCCTTCTATGACGACGATGAGAGACGGACTATCATGTCCGTCTCTTTTTTGCTTTATTACCACAGCGTTAACCGATTTCTAATCTTATTTAAAAGGAGAAATTATCATGAGCGGATTTGAAGAATTGATGCTTCAAAATATCCCTGATAAGGATCTCTCCAATTGCCGAATTATTCAATTACGACATCGTCATGAAGCTCCATGGTGCCAGAAAGAATACATTGGAGAGATTACCGAAAAGATGGATGAATACTTGCTATACGATAGTGAGTGGTGTAAAACTTACATCTATCGATTTCCTGATCCTACTAAGAAGCCTGGCATCTATAATATTCCTATTCGTGTTCCTGGCGCTACCAGAGGATGCATTACTGGCCTCCAGATTGATGATCGAACCTACAAGATCATCTTCATCGCCTTCGAGCATAGCGTAGCCTTTGGCGGTCCAATTGCGTGCTATAAACCGGAGATTATGGATGGCCTGAAACCCTATATGAGTTGCGCTATTCAATTTTGTGATTAAGGCCCGTATATGCCGGGATTTACCGACATAAAAATTTGAAAACCTTTAGATAACCTAACTTTATAAACGCCAAATTTTGAATATTAGAAGGGACGATTTGATATGGTTCAGGTAACTAACTTTTCAGCTGAAGAGCTGTATCCTCACATTAAGACTATGATCGAGTTCCTGGGCAAGGCTGAGTTCAGCGAACCCGTGAAGTTTGTGTATCCTATCGCTTGCGGCGAGAAGGTGCTCAAACTGGAAACCGAGTTTATTCCCGCAGGTGCCGGCGCTGGTGCCATCAGTATCGTCATGGCATCCAACGGTGCCGTTCCTATGAAGATGCGTGCCGGTGGACAGTTGTCCACCATGTACCACGCCGATGCCAACATCATGAAGTCCAATTTGGGCAAGCTGATGGGCAAGATTTCGTCCTTTGCTGCGTCCCAGTTGAAGTAATTAATCCCTCTAAGGGATGTTACATGCAAAAATCGCTAAGTTCGCGCATTGACCTCCAGTCAATGCGCGATTTTCTATGATACCATATGGGGTCCGCAATTGGATTGATACCACCAACGACTCACACATCATCACCTATAGCGTTTGAAAAGATTGATATTTCGTCGGAAATAAGTTTTACTGCATATTCTGATGGATATTATTATATCCAAGATGGAATTGAAGTCACGTATCCTATCGGAACATATATCGATTTCACAGATGCTGTTTTTAAATATACACTCAGCGCGTCTAAATCACCAGCACCTTTAACGTTAACATGTATGGGTTATCAAATCACATTTGAGGCAAGTAATGGAACACGTTCAGTGTCATTAAAGCAATACTTTGGCAGTGCTGGTAAACCAACATTATTTATGCCAGTTGAATGGCCAGCAACCGTATTCATATTTTACGGCGAGAGTCCAGCCAATGTTGGATCATCAGCATATTGCACTGGCACATTTTCTAATGTTTATCGATATACAATGAAACGAATTTGATATCAAAAAAAGAGGCTACTACCGAAATGGTAGTAGCCTCTTAGTTTCGCGATTACTCGCCACCCTTAACATGAATATCGATGCCGTCTTCGCCTACGATATCATGTCCTCCCTCTGCGAAAAGGTCCGAGGAAGTTGTCGTAGGGTGGTTACTGAAAGGTGACAGCAGACTTGACAGTGACCATACTCATGGGAGCAGAAGCGCCGTCAATGTAGCCGGCAGCGGGGAAGACCTGGATAATGGCCTCGCCGCCCTCACCGGTGACGATGGCGTAGCCGTCGATCAGATCCTTACCAGCGTAGGTCTTGGTCTTGACCCAGTCAGCACCGACCTGCTTGATGGAGGGATCCTGGGCGAAGTTGCTCAGAGCAGGGTTGATCTGCTTGACAACGTACTCGCCGTTGGCGGAGACGCCGGGCAGCTGCATGGTGGTCTGGACGAAGTTACCAGTCATGGTGCCGAACAGGTCGGGATCCACGGTGGTAGCGCCAGCAGCAGCGGTACCGGTCAGAGTGATGTTGAAGCCGTTGGCGGTCTTCACAGCGTTGGCGGCAACGCCAGCGTCGGAAACGGTAGCGCCAATGATCATGCCAGCAATGGGAGCGGGCATAACGCGCTTCAGGGTCACGGGGCTGTAAGCCTCGCGGCCGGAGATGGTCATGCGACCCTGGACAGGCAGGACCTCGCAGGTCAGGGTGCGCTGAGTCACCATGACGTTGGGAGTCAGGGGATGCACGGGGTCACGATAGTTGCGGTCGATCACAGCGTTGTACTTGAAGTGCTTGTAGGTGATCAGCTCCTTGGTGGTGGGGATCACCACGAAGTGCAGACCGGAGTCCTCAGGCACGTACATGCTAGTGACGATGTGGACACGATCCTGGGCAGAAGTATAGATACCGAAGTTGTAGCTGATCTTCATGCCGGAGATCTGAGTGTCATCGGAGAAGACCCAGTTGATGCCGTTCTGCAGGAAACGCACCAGGTTGGGATGGCTGTAGCAGACCACGACGGCGTCGGGAGTCTTCAGCTTGGTCTTCAGACCGGCCAGGACGCGCTCGAAGTACTCGCGGCTGTCCTTCATCCAGTCGGTGATGTTGTTGGTGAAGGTCTCATAGGGCATAGCGTCGAAGTGACCCTTCACGATCAGGCTGTTGTTGTCCAGGAAGGACACGCCCATGGAACCAGCGTTGGCCTGAGCATCCCAGGAAGCATCCAGGAAGTCACGGATCTCGAAGTCCTCGAACTCGGCCAGGGTACGGCCCATCATATCCACGTTGTCGGCGATGATGTCGATGTTCTGGGTAACCAGAGCGTCAGCAGCATCCTCGATGGTGATGGGAGTATTCAGGCGAGGACCAGACTCGGGCATGGTGAACTGGATGGGCTCCACACGACGGATGGTGGTCAGGGAACGATCGTTCCAACGGTTGGCGACCTTACCGCGCAGGGTGACAGCAGTGATGTTGCCATCCTGGCACAGGACGGAGACCTTACCGGTAACGAAGTCGACACCGCCAAACAGCTTATCCTTGATAACCTCGACGACGTTGCCGTAGGCATCGGTGCGCTTGTACTCGATGTCGCCCTTCACCCACTGATGGGTGGTGACGTCGGTACGGATGTTCACGGGCACGACGGTGCCGTCGGCCAGGGTAACAGCGCAGATGCAGATATCCTGAGTCAGCTCCACGGCGGGATCATTCTTGACAATGCCAGGAATGTAGGTGGGGTCGATCAGGGACAGACCGCGCAGATCGCCGATAGCGATGGGCTCCTCCTTGATGGCGGCGCCGGTGCAGGCGGCGGTCAGGCTGCGGGTGATAGCAGGATCATAGAAGACGTCAGGAATGGGGTACTCGGTACCATCCTGAGTGCGCAGGAAGCGCTGCTCAACGGCATAGTTGATGACGGGAGAGGCGGGAACCTCGGTCATCAGGATGTCCTTGAACACGGTGGAGATCCACTGCTTCTTGATGAAGAAGGGGTTGTAGGCAACGATGGGAGAGTAGCCGGTAACGATGGACTCGATGGCGGCCTGCTTCATGGAGTTATCCTCCAGCTGGCGCAGACGGTCAGCGTAGTTGTCGTAGAAACGGCTGTTCACGCACTCGGCATCATTGAAGATGGGGGAGCTGGTGATGGACTCCATAACGTTGTCCAGGAACTCCTCACGAGCCATGGGGCTGTACATAACCTGAGACATCAGGTCGGTGACGCTGGTGCCGCGCTGCTGATAGGATTCCAGAACAGCGGCAACCTCAGCCTTGAAGCCCATAGAGCGATCGGAAGAATAATCATTGCCAGCGATCTGGGTTTCACCCATGACGGGCATGTTGTAAATTCCGGGCATGAGAGTTTACCTCCTTTTATTGCTCAACAGAAATGGATTCTGAAGATATACAGGGTTAATCAGTTGTTAAATGTCGGGGTTTACCGATGGTTTCGCGCGCAACACGAAATTCATCGTTAAACTCAGACGTTTAACGAGGTGCATTCAAATATTGAATCCGAGTAATGCCTAAAAGAAATAGCTAGGAATTTACTATGCTGTTTTAGCTCAGGAATTTCCGTCATTTATTAGACAGGCCAGATTGGTCGTCTAAGATGTGGAAATGGAGCTGCAACATCTCAAGCACCACGCTATATACGTGACGCAATGCAATGTATTTTCTTAGCTTATCTGGATAGTTATTTGGCGTAATCTCTGAAGCTACCAAGTCGTACATCATTTCCTTAGCGCTAGAAAGATGATCGACGGCAGAATTGAAGATCTTACGCAACTCAGGGGTTGAAGCTGGTGCAGAATAGGTACTGAGAATATCTACCATATTTGTGATAATCTGATAGAAGGTGCTCATATTCTTCTGCAGCTTCAGAATATTTCTGGCCTGTTCGGGTGTCTCTGTGGGAGCCTGTTCTTCGCCACCGGCGTTGTCCATACCACCCATATCTCCACCTTCATCGCCAAAGTCATCCATCCCACCGAGATCGTCTCCACCGCCCTCATCGGGAGGCATTTCAGGATCTCCACCCTCATTGGGTTCGGGATCGATAGAATCAACGTTATCGGACATAGCGTCGCGATCAGTACCCTCGGCATTTTCAGCCTGGGTTTCCTCAGATGTACGAGCAGGATCAAGGCCGCCAGGATCGGCCCGGCCGCCACTTGCTCGCTTCATCATATCATTCGTAGTTGCAGTCAAATCTTCAGGAGCACCAGGAGCTTCCATTGCGATCTGGTGTCTATCTCCGAAGAGACTACGTACAATCACGTCATCACCAATACGCATCGGAATTACCCCCGATATCCATTATAGTTACTGGTGGAACGAAGGCGTTCGGCATCTTTCATGCCTTGGCGCTCTTCAGCACCCATACCATACTTGATTCGACGAATTGCGTTTTGATATGCATTTCTGGTACGCATCAGGTCGTACTTGGCCTGACGGTTACCATCACCACTTGCATCCTGGATCTTCTCTTCGATCATTTCGAGTTCAGCTTCAAGCTCGAGTAGAATCTTTTTCTTCTCAGCTCGGTTAGCTTTCTTTCTCATGGTAGAAGTGACCACGATGAGCAGAATGGCTGCAATCTTATTATAATTGAAAATGGCGATCGTTGCAATGGCCTTTTTGAGGAAGCCAATTGCCGAGAATTTCTTACCCTCGATAATGATCGCCTGTTGATCACCAACGACAGCTTTCTTTAGAGCTCCAATACCTCGATTCAAGGTCTCATCAACCTGATCCTCAGTATCTTTATACTTGCGATATGCATTATAAATTTTACGCTCCGCAGATTTCATGTTGTCCTTGGTATTGGTCTTTGCTTTACGATGAAGGCCAGGATCAGACTCATAGGAGTTTTCATCATAGCCACCATCATTTTTTGTGTCAGAATCTTCATCACCATAAGATCCTTCAAGGGCGGCAATCATATCGAAGAAATCCATATCAGATTCCATAACTGCTTTATCCTTTTTAAAGATCTCGTAGATCATGGGACGAATCTTGCACATACATCCGGGAGCGGCTCCGTTAAAACCACGACCAAATGCTTTGCAAGTATCTTCAAAGAAGAGTTCAATCACCTTCGGATCCGTATCAGGGAATAGGCGACGGATCTCCAGGATGATAGCTTCGGCACTACGATGGATTTGGTTCTCCACAACCTTAACAGCTGCACGAGTCTTATAATCATTCAGTTTGGAGAACTGAGTAATCACTTCGGTCGTGAAATCTGCCATAAAGGTGAATGCATAATCACCAAAGTACTTTTCATAGCGCTCGGCGGTATCCCAGCGCTGACGTACCAGAGGATAGTAGTAAGAGATTTCGGCCAGATATTCGAAGAAATAGTTTTCCTTAGTAAAGGAATTGGTGAAGATGTTCGTCAACAGCAAAAAGACGTCATTACAGTCGTCAATTGCTATTTCAGGGACCGGTTCACCATGACCATCCTTCATCGGGCGAAGTCTATCATCCAACCATCCACAATCCATGTTACGACATTTTGCAATAAAGTCGTTCTGCGTAGTAGTTTCATCACCACCGCGATTCTCAGCCCATACTCTGGCCAGCATCCAGGCAGTCATGCCAGGATTACTATTAGGCAGAGTTGCGTTGATAAACTCGGAGATGAAGCACTGCATTGCATCACGATTGTCCATGTAGTATTGCTGCATGTACTTCCACAGTTTGTCGTTAGGATCATTATACGTCGGAAGCAAGAAGAGCCATCCCATATAGCTATAAGGGCTTCTGGGATACATACTCTCCTGCTTGAAGGGATAATTCGTATGCAACGCTCTAGCTTCCAGACACTGACCGGCAGTGTGATTCACTAGAGTGTATACGTAGAGTTTCAAGATATGTAGAGGATAGTCATTATTGGCATATCCACCAGGCATATCTGCAACGTTTCGATTGACTTCTTCTTTATAGCCACCCATGAATCTACAGCGATGCTGATTGATCACGCGGTTGATAAAGTAATAGTCAAAGACTCGCTCGTCTTTGCTCTGGATAATGCGAGGAATCGCTTTCGTAAGCTCGGCCATGCCAAGTGCACTGAAAAGCAACTCAGGATACTCTTCAATGAGGATTCCAAGCGCCTTCATAGACTCAGCATTTTTGATCATACCACAGCGATCCATCACGGTACTAAATGAAGCCATGTGAGTTCTCACCCACTTTCTGTTCGGATTTTCTAGGCTTCTATAGATTAATCAAGTGTTGATGGGCCATTTTAGTGGGCTTTATATAGTACACCTGTAAGGTGTGTTATACTGCTATGTTAATAATGGCATATCGTTTCCTGAAACGATATGCCAAATAACCTTAATATGTCAGAAGCATTAATTACATCCGTCGCGTTTCCACAAATCGATTCAAGTATCGGTGGAACTATTACACCACACGTCTTTACATCATCAAAAACAATTAACGCCACAAGCTCATTTAAAGCTATATTTTGCTACGCATATGGATTCATGCCATACGATGATACAAGTAGCATACATGACTCTTTCAACTCATGGTTGTTTCCACCATACACGGGCGGTAGCTCTTATGGCGGCGTCAGAATTAATTTTACCACAGCAACTATCACGGTCACAGTTAATGGCGCATATTCGAACGGTAAAATCATAATATTATGCATTGAATGATTTTAGATTCTCCTCTAACTTATAGTTAGAGGAGAATTATGAGCCATTTTATGGGCTTTTAACAACGCATTAATCTAAGCATAATGAAAGTAGGTGTCTAATATGCCTTCTTCTGCATATTATGATTTTTACGCCGTGGTCGAATCCGCGGTGAATTCCGAAGATCGTGAAAAAAGCTATCAGATCATCGGTGAGGGCAAGCGCCCCGATGGTTCTCTGAGCTTTCTGAGATATCAGGGTTGTCTGCAGACCGTTGGCAAGCGAAATCGTAACCGTCGACTGTGGACTAAGCAGATCGTTGACATCATGATGAATGCTCCTCATATCGTTGAGCAGATTCGTCGTGCTGGTGGTCTGCCCGGTGAGAACGGTCATCCCATCCCTGCTACCGGTCAGGTAACTATGGAGCGTCTGGTCACTATCGATCCCAATAACCTGGCCATCCTACTGAAGGAATGGTGGTGGGAAGGCGATAAACTGATGGGTATCGTTGAAACTCTGGACCAGGGTGAAGGTACTCCCGGCAATCGTCTGATGATGAACATGATGCAGGGTATCATCCCTGCACATTCTGCCCGCACTCTGGTTCCTCAGAAGAGAAATCCTGATGGTTCCATCGATGTCACCGGACCCGGCCGTATGGTCTGCTATGACCGTGTACATGGTCCTTCCTGTGAGGAAGCTTATCAGAATCCTTCCATTCCCGTCAAGAATATCGTCAAAAAGGCTGAATTCGAGACTGCCATGGAAAGCTTCAGTGATTACATCCTGGAGAAGTCTGAAGCTGCTAAGCATGTCATCGAAGGTCTGCAGCCTGTCATGGAGTCTGCTATCGTGACCAAGTCCGGTATGTACTCCGTCGATACAAAGTCTGAGGGCCGCCTGTTTATTCCTGTTGAACGGAATCTACGTGCTGATATCTCCGACTTCATGAGAAATTTCTAAAAAAGAAAGACTACTACCCTGCCGATGGGTAGTAGTCTTTTTTATTCATTTAAACTGAATATTGAATGCCATATAGTGAATAATTAACTGTTAATGTATGCTTTGACGTTGCACCACTCGTACCACCACTAGATTTACATGAACCAAAATAAAATCCAATTAGCGATGTTTGTGGAATCACTGCACTGATACTATTTGGAAGTAAAACTGTATGGTTTCCTGTACCAGAAGTGATAGTTGATGATCCATGATATACATCAACAAGTACATCATTATATTGGTAAGTGTTACTGTCTGATAATGATACACCGCTTGATTTAATTGCGATAGCGAGATTTTCCTGTCCATTTAAATATCCGTATGCCATCCATGGATAAAAATTATATGTGACAGTAGCAGCTCCTACTAAGTTACATTGCATCGTATGAATGATTAGTATCAATGACGCATACGATGTATTATTTGGAATACTAATAGTAAATCCATTTAAAGATGCGGTTGTCCAATACGATGTGCTCCATGACCCAGATGATGTTTTATTTTTGTATATTTCAACAATGCTCTGCGTTAATGAATTGGATCCATTTGAAAATATATTTTGCGAACTTAAAAACGCTTCTGCCATGTTATTTTATTCTATTAATTTTGGCCATTATGGCCAAAATTTTTCTAACAGGCCCTTATGGGCCTTGAGAAACGAACTTTTTTATAAATGATCTCTTTATTGGGTTAATCGCACTATATTTGTATTTTAAAGGTGGAGCAATTATGGAGCGTAAAACTGAGTTTATTCATAACAACAGCGTAGCATTTGCATACTATGGCGATGACTATGTTGCACACTATATGCTCTCTGGCGAGAGATTCAAACATTCCGATGAACTGTTAACCTTGCTTCTCCATCACAGAGGAGCTTGTATGGAAGACCCGAAGATGTATGCTCGTACTGAGTGTAATTTCGATTGCTGCAATTGCGAGCGCTCGATCTATCACCAGGTTGCTATGAAGGAAAAATTCTTCAATGCTCGGTGTAGAGATCTGTGCAATCGGGTTCCTAAGGTTGGCGATGAATGGGAAGTTTCTATTCATATGCTATCAGATCACCCGCATTTTGAGGTGTTCTTCTTCCATTGCGTTAGACCCAACATCGATGAGGAGAAAACCATCGCCCAGATTTCCTATGAGACGATGATGAAGTGGAGACCCACATTCCTGCAGGCAGCCAAATACTGCTACGTGAAGGTGAGACGCAATGATATTGCCAAAGCTATGGATGTATCCATTGTCGCGAACCAGATTTTCAAGGAATTGCAAAGTTCCGAAAAGTAATCAAATATCATTTACATGAGATAGGTAAAGCTATGATTGGCTTTACCTATCTTATTTCCCCCTCTCCCACAAAGTAGACTAAAGAAATGGAGTGTAAAGAGACATGATAAGACAGAGTAAAGCATACGCAATCCAGCAGAAGTATGATGCGATGAGGACCCACATGACGGTATCCCTCTTCGATGCGGATTATCCGTCCGAGTTCCTACTCAATGCCAGCAATGCCAACCTGCTGATGATTCTCAGCGAATATTTCGAAGGAGTTGACAACCGCATTCGCGTCGCTGTGGTGACCGACTCTACATATCAGAACGATGAGACGCCCGCAACCAACTTCTTCTTTATCAAGGAAGAAAATGGTGATAAGATTTGGGTCGCAACCAGCATGCGCCAGGGCAGTAAGCTGAGCTTCACCGCCCTGTATTGCGCTGAGAAGCTTGGAGCAAAGGTACTCTTCAACGCCACTAAGAAAGATTTACTGGTGGCGAACTTCAACCTCTATAAGAGAACTCTTCTGGATATCCCATCTCATGGTATCGTAAACATTGCGGAGATTTATCTGTATTTTAAGAGATTCATGCATGAGGCCAAGGCCACCAAGAAGATCGCATATCCCGACGATATATCCACTGCAGAATAAGGAGGAATTATTTATGATTAAGCAAAGCTTTGACACTCTGATCGACCAATCTTCCAAGCATGATTCCAATGGTTATATCAAGCTTTCCGTAATCGATCTTTCCGACAAGCATACCCGCATGGTCGTCGTCGATTACCAGCAAATGGTCAAAGTGCTCGATGCATTTATCAAAAATAAGTGCATCACCGACGGTTCGGCCGCATTGATTCTTGACTGCGATGAACACGCCATTCGTAAAATTCCCGGCGCTAAGCCGAAATTCAAGCATCTCAGCCCGATTCGATACTTTTTCTACAGAGAGGACGAATTCGACCAAACTAGAATGTATGTAAACACCGATCCGTACATTCTGCCCGATCTGAAATATGGTATTCACATTGATAACGTATGTCATCGGCACGATATCGTTATGAAAGAGATCGATGACTCCGATGCACTCATCGAGGCAGCATGCAATGTCGAGCAAACTCTAGCCGATATCGTGACCGGCGATATTCCGTTCGGAAAATATGAAGATGCGGTCATCGAATTTTTCAATCAGCTCGAAACCGCGGACTCGAGAGTAGGTGCTACGGCCACATGATTAAAACCCAAGTAAACGAAACGTTATATCGGATCGCTGAGCAAGAAGGCAAAGGCTGGAATAATGGTCACTACTCTGACCCTATCGGCTATGGCGAGATGTCCTGCCTTCTGGTGGTCTTTAAACCAGAAGATGATGACGAGCATGCGGTCTATCATACCGTACGAAACATCGATCTGTTTATCGCTGGCGAACTATATAAAGACATCATCAAAATTGATTCTGGATATGTCGGTCTGATAGCCTTTAACGACATGACCGTATGGAGTGTGTTGAATCCCGGGCCTCATATCGATATGCTCTACACGATCGATACTCCAGATGATGGTAATCAACTCTATGCGACGATGCTTTATCCCGGCATGTATGAACAGAATCCGAAAATCTTCCGCATTATTCATCAGTATACCAGTGCCCGTGGTCATTATACTCCTGCAACTTTGAGAACCAATGCATTTGAAGATTTCAATAAGATCATTCAGCAATTAGCTTCTCAGTTTGAAGGTAAGCCTTCTAGACAACCACAGTACCAGGAGCATCGTATTCCTATTTATGATCCCCAGACCAGAATGGCAGGTCTTTATGAATGGAATGATGTAAAACTCAACGTAAAGTCGCTCAGCTATATTGCAATGGCAAAAGCGATGCGGAATAAGCCGCAATAAAAGAAAGAAGCTACCATTTCGGTAGCTTCTTTTTTTGGACTTAAACGCATATCATTCACCTGACGATACCCTAAATCTTGAAAAGAAAGGAGATCTACTATGGACTCCCATTTCAATGCCTATAAAGCAAAATTTGAAGTTCTGGATAAATATGTGCAAGGTATTACACAATCGCAATACATACGATCCATGGACATCTTTGTGAATCTGGATGATGTCTTTCATAACATGCATCGTCCAGTCGTTAATAAGGAAGTGCAACTCTGTGGAATCCACGCATCATTGCAATGCGCGTCCAACATCATCAATCTGCTAGCGCATTATAAGCAATGGGCTGCTAAGAAAAAGATCAAAGCTCGGGTCTTTGGCATTTATACATCTTCCATGGTTGGCTTCAAGAACTCTATTTATTTACCGGCATATCGAGATCATCATAAGACCATCTCTGATCCGAAAAATCAAGCATATTTCTTCGTGAATGATGCAGTGATGAACGCTATCCCCATCGCTCAAAATATCGTGGATTACGTCGATAATGTTTTCATTATCAATTCTCGATATTTAGAGCCTTCTATCATACCTCTATGGTTGAAAAATATGGGTATCGCTAACTACGACTGGGGAATGATTGTGTCCCGTGATCATTACGATCTTCAATATGCATATCGTGATCGATGGATTTACGTCTCTCCCAAAGGAGAAAATACTAGGGTAATCAACCGATCGAACATGTGGAAGTATCTTGGCGAACGAGAGCATGTGATTGATATTGGTCACAATGCGTCATTCTATCATCACAATATCTTCCCATTAGCGTTGGCTGTAGCTGGTAATAAGCTTCGAACCATTCCAAGACTACATCGTATTGGTTGGAAAACCCTATTCAAGTATCTAGATACGGTTACGGAGAAAGAAACCGATTCTCTGCAAATTGTATCCTCTAGATTCCTTGATTTGCTGGGCAAAAAAGGAGTGACTGAGTCACAAATCCAGAAAAACTTAGCAACCGTGGGTCTAGATACACAGGTGAGTGTCATGAATGATATTGATGGAGCACTTATACGCGATCAACTCAAATTCGTATCGGATTACGAAGCGCTCTCAACGATCAATACGATGTACTTTGATCAGTTCCCAATCAATATACCGTTTTTAACGGCCTCGTATGACAGCAAGTCACCATTCTTTTTCTAAAGGAGTTTGAGCATGCTTATGATTAATCATCCATCTGTAATTAAGCCAGGACGATATCGTCATTTCAAGGGTAACGAATACCAAGTTATCTGCACTGCAACACATACCGAGTCTGGAGAAATCATGGTCGTCTATCAGGCTCTGTATGGTGATGAAAAGATTTGGGTACGTCCACTTCATATGTGGAATGAAACTGTGGATCGCGGCGACTATCACGGGCCGAGATTTATAAAGATTGAAGATTGAGGAGGAACTAAAAATGACACTAACTGCACTTGACATTTTCGTGGTGGTACTGATCGTTCTCATCGGATGTATCGGTACATTCATGCTCTTGAGGAAGAGTGATTGGCATCGCTCTGTAGAATCGAGAGTGATCGCCGATGAGCTCGACGATTATCTCGAGAAGGGCGATGATATGTGCGAGAAACTCGGAGCGCTGACAAGTAAGGTCGAGCTTCTGACCGCTCTGCGTGATGGTAAGAAAATTCTCGACGAATCCGACGAAGCTAAACAGCTTGAAGAAACTATCCGTTCCCATATCGATTCTACTGTGAAGGAGAGAATTACCGGCCTGGTCGATACATATGTAAAAGCAAATACCAAAGCCTTCGACCAGGATAACGCAGCTGATCTTCTTCAGAAAACTCAGCCTGTCAGTTTGACCATGATGATCCCTATGGTCAATTTGAACATTTTACAGCGTATGGTTGAAGATCTGAAGACTCCTGGCCGGGATCAACTCGTTGAAGCTCTACGGTATATCATGTTCATCCCCTGCAATCCTGTCATGTTTAACGTTGCCAATACCTCGGCGATTGATCGCGATTTGCTTCCCAGCAACGTTGCGTTTAAATGGGGCAGTCACGACGGTAAGGACATTATCACTGGATGTGAAATGGGCGCCATTCGTTATAATGAAGCCCGTAATAATTGGGTGAATGATATCGCCACTGTGACTACTACCAGTAAGCATTACGACGCTGCTACCAATTGGACACTCTATGAGCTCACCAAGCAGTACCCCAGAATCAATGATATCAAGCAGCTGCTGAGATATCTGATGACTCGTCCCAATCCCACCATCGCTCTGACAGACTAAACAGTTCTCAAGAAGGGTTGTAACTTTGGTTACAACCCTTCTTTTTTGCTTAATGCGCGGACACCTTCATAATCTTAATAAAGCGAGGCCAAGACTATGAAAGATATTTCTCCTGTAAATATTGCAATGCGAGAGGCTGCCAATGCTGAAGCGTTTGCATTTGGTATGTATAGCATCTTTGCATCAAAGCTTCGTGATCAAGGTTACGTAGAAGCCGCCATGAAAATGGAGACCCTGGCACAGAATGAGAAAGAACACATGGAACGGTGGCTTGAAATCCTTGGGATGATTCCGGCACCCGAATTCATTCTGAATAAAGTTGCTGAGATGGAAGATCATGATGCGACCTCAATGTATACGAAACTATATGATCTACTCCATTCTGCAAACAGTGAGCATGCTGAAATGGCGAAGCGGCTGATTCAGATTGAGGCACGCCACCGTGAAGTTGTCAAAGCATTGGCGATGTTCTATAACGATGGCATTACGGTTCCTCACACTGGAATCTGGGTCTGTCCCCATTGCGGCAACTATTATACCAGTAAAGAAGAAATCCCCGTCGATTGCCCCGTATGTGAACATCGTGGAGATGAATATATCTACATCGATTCCGTACTCAAGGCAGATGTTCGTACCGGGGAGGGATGAAGATGACATTCAAACGTATTTTCGTTCCAAGAAAGAAGCCGGCACCACAGTTTGTGCACCGACCCGCATATATGGATCAGAGAGATGTCTTTGTGACCAATCTTTTTGAGCTGGTATACTTCCCACCCATTCCTATCGAAAAGTTTACGGAGAAGGGGATTGTCCAACCATGTAAGGCACTGTATACTACCGCAGTCTCTGCGGTGAAGAATATCGCATATCAGCTTTATCAGGTTCCTGCAGTTCGACGTTACTATGGCGAGGAATTCGTTCATGGATTCACTGCAAAGTATGATGAAGTTGAAAATGCATTGGTATATGTCAATCTCGATGATACTCCGGAAACTGACCAGTATACCAAAGAAATTACCGCAGCACTACACGTTATCTTTGGTAATTTCCTCAATGAGTGCGACTGTTATATCTTCTATCAGGGAGATCGAATTCAATTCGTGACTCGTGCTGAGATGAAGAAACTTCATAAAATCAAAACTCAGAATCGAATTATCTGGGTGGAATGAGGTAATATTAATATGGACAGAATTGGAGATTTCGCAAAATACTACGGGTGTGAACCCGCAACCGAAGGAATGGTTGAAGCTGTTCTGTTTTCCGTATTAGCAGCTGAAGTTGTCGCCATTGGTGTTGGCATGAAGATGTCTGCTAAGAAGAAAGCAAAAGAAAAGGCTGCAACTCAGAAAGCATATTTTGATCTGCATGAAATTCCTGAGAATGACCGAGCCGGTTATGAGAAAAAGGTTCGTGAATCCGTATATCAGGATCTGGTGAAACTGGTAAACGGTACTCTTAATAATAGCAAGTCTAAGAAAGCCTTGGATGAAATTCGTGAAAAGATTGCCAAGCAAATTGGTGATTATATCAACGATGGAGACCAGGATATTTTCGAGAAAGATAAGCTTGATATCAAATTCGGCCTCATTTCTCACAGTGACGGAGAATACGATCTGATCGATGTCAATTATCACGGTAAAGGATTTATTCCAGCCGATAACGTCTGGGAAATTGGCATGTATGCCATGAAACCAGTCGCCGATAAGATCGTTTCCACCCTACGCGAGAAGTATTCCGAAGAGATCAAATGCAAGTTTATTCAGATCGATCACGATTCCGATTACGGCACAATTATGCTGTAATATAAAGAGAGACTAGGGGGTACCTAGTCTCTCTTATTTTGAGGGCTCTCGACAACGCCTTAATCGAAAACACCTTTTAGAAAGGGTGAATGAACGACATGAAAGATCGTAATATTAACTTAGAACGTGCACTTCGTCGCAGCATTCCTAGTCTGGAAAACTTCGGATTCAAGGGCTGGGATAACCAGAAGATTCCCATTCAGGCATATCTGGTAGACCAGGCCGCGATGGAAGCTAACGATGTCTCTAAAGCTTTCGATAACCTTGGCATCAACGATAAGGGTACCCCAATGCGCATTGGCTGGCTGAATGATGAAGTAATTGAAAATCATCATCTGAAGCCTGTAACCAGCGCTATCATGTTCGAGCGTGGAAACGTTCCTAACAGTAAGGGTCTCTTTTCATATGAAATCTTTGGCGATACCGCTGATGAACGTCGGAAGACATCTGCCTATATCGATTTGGGTAGAAAGTTCTTCCATCCTTATGCCTTCGAAGCGCTCTGCTCTTTGGCAAGTAAAGCTAAAACCGTAGCCGCTGGTCGTGGTACATGGAAAATCGAAAATGGTGAAATCAAACCCACCGATGCAAACGATCCTGCATATGATCCCGCTGCAACCGGCCTACGTTGGCTAATCGATCATTATCACGATCTGAAATTTGTGAAGAATAAGTCCTATAAACATAACCAGTTTGTGGAACTTCTGGAAAACTCTAGTGATGATGAGATCTTCATTACGAAGTGGATCGTTGTCCCAGTATTCTATCGTGATGCAAACTTCAGTGGTCATAGCCGTGATATCCCTGAGATCAATGAGTATTACAAAAAACTGATTCAGTATGTTAATGCTCTGAAATCTCCATCTATGATGGATTTCTCCAATAATACTGAATTCTCTATTCAGTCTATTATGGTGACGATCCGTCAGTATGGACAGAGTCTGGTCGAGGGTAAACGCGGCTTCATGAAGCAGTTCGTTATCGGTAAGACCACTGCATATGGCGCTCGTAACGTTATTACTGAGCCCATTTTCAGTAATGCAAAGACTCCGGACGATATGATGATTGATATCTTCCATTCCGGATTCCCCATTGCATCTTGCTGCTCTATGGCCTATCCTTTCATCGAGCACTGGATTTTGAACTTCTTCTCCAGAGAGTTCGAAACTCGTGAGAAGAAGCAGATTCTGGTGAAAGATAAAGATGGTAATCTAAAGCTGGAATTCGCCAAGATTGGCGATGTCATGGCTTTCTATAATCCTTCTTATATCGAGACCAAAGTTGAGCAGTTTATGAATACTTACGGTAACCGCTTCGAGCCTCTAGTTATTCCGATGGCTGATGGCACTGAAGCATACATGCTATTTACTGGCCGTCCTTATGCTAAGGATCCTTTGAGTAAATCCGCGCCTAGCATTGCTCGTCGTGCTATGACTTGGACCGACCTGCTATATATGGCATGTGTGGAAACTCTGGAATATGGCGGTAAGATGGCATACATCACTCGTTATCCTTTGGAAGACTACTTCGGTACCTTCCCGTCTATGATCCGAGTAACTAGCACTCTTACCCATGAACCGATGGAGATTGACGGCAAGAAGTATCCATTCTATCCTAAGGTTGAGATCGGTATTTCTCAGGATGAAGCATCTACCAAGTTCATCGATACCGTTACTATGGATAACGTGTATCTGGAAGGCCTTGGTGGCGACTATGACGGTGATATGATTTCCGAAAAAGCTTGCTTCAGTGAAGAAGCCAATGATGAGGCATTCGCTATCATGAATGATGCGAAGCATTTCGTATCTATCAGTGGTAAGTTGATGCGTACCATCAAACAGGAGGTCTATCTCACCTTCTATAATATGACTCGAAGACAGTAATCCCTGTAAGGGATGTTTACGAGTTCGCGCTTTTAAGCATGTAAAGCTTTTCTAGCGGGCTGGTGCATTCGCACCAGCCCGCTTTAAAGGAAAAATATGTCTGACGCATTTATGTCTATGTGTGGTTCGTCTTCAGTTGTTGCATCCGCCGCTCCATCATGTGATGCTATCGCGCATTATAATGGTAAGAATTCCAATCAGACGTTACCGATCACAGTATCACGCATTGTTATTACAAATTTCTATTATGCTGGCGGACCATATTTCAGTAATGCCGCATTGGCTATAACACCTCAATCATCTATCGATACATATCAAGAGTTCTACATCTGCATGTTCCATCCTTCGGGTTCGTCTTTAAACGCTGATACATGTCACGTATATATCGCATTGACATCGACGGTAATTAAGGCATATATTGATAGCGGTGGCTATTATGTCGGTTTTACAATCTTCTGCTATAAATAGTATATTAAGTGCTATCCGTAAATGGATAGCACTTAATACATATCATCTCATAATATAAAGCAACATTGAAAATGCGTTAACATAACCACTTGAACCATCAACATTAAATGTTAAAGTCGTTGATGTTGTCGTTAGATGAACTTTGTCGGCATAAAATGTACTTCCGCTCTTCATTAATACTGGAAATGATGACATATTAGGTACTATAACAATGGGTTCTTCGGCTATAAAACTCCATGGATTACGTATAATAGATCGAATATCTAAAACTGCAATTTCAAAACTTTCAGACAGTGTAAATGTACTTAAATAGGCTTTTGATTCTGGATCATCTGGAGTAGTTAGTGGTAAAATAGATTTAGCTGATAACGCATACCATGCATTTATAGTATCGGGAGTTACATAATTTGCAAATAATGCTTCACTCATTCATCATATTTTCCTAATATGCGAAAACGCGCATATTAGGATTTTTACAACGACATAGCGTATATCTTATAGTGAAAACAGTTGCATCCTTATGCAACTTCCATAAATGGGTAGTATCTTTTAAACCTATATTATTAATATGAAAGGAGTTGACCAACCTTGAGAGCTAAAGATTATTATCGTCGCATGGAAGAATGTAAAACCCAGGAAGAATTCAAGGAAGTATTTGGAGCTGTTCTGGAAGATCTCTGCAAGGATGCAGACGACTTGCTTAAACGTCGAAACTCTAAAAGACGTGAAGTCGTTGCAGCTGCAATAAACGAGGTTAACCAGAAGTGGCTCGCATTGATCAGTCTTCATGAGCGTAAGCGCAGCGATGAGCAGTTTGGAAAGCCCATCTATAACTGCGAGTTCCTGAAAGATGGCTTCAAAGCCGTTTATGTTCAGGCACACCCCGAGTATGAATGGGCTTTTGATTTCGAGTCCCATAAGAAAATGGTTGATCGACGCATCGCTGAATCCGAAGAGCTCTCTAAGAGACTCGAGAACTTCGTACCGTATCGTGTTATCCAGTATAAAGATCTGACTATGGAATCTCTTCCTAGCGAGATCATGAACCGTTGCGCAGCTCTTGGTAGATATACTAGCGTTGGTATGCCTCTTGAATGGATTAAGCCTTTGGCACAGTCCGTATATCTTCTAAGATATTGGTTATGTCTTGGTCGGATCAACCTTGACGAAGCTACTGAATTTGAAGCGGATCCTATGAAATGGATCAATGATCATTATGAGGATCCTCATAACATCAGAAAGGAGTTCACTCCCAATGGGAACATCGATAGTTGTCCCTAATGGATATAAGTGCGCGTTCGAATCTCCTTTAGAACCAAATGTGAACGCAATGCTGAATTTAGTCGCTGATAGCGCTTATAAGATGCAGGAGATTTTCATTCATGAAAACACAAAACATCCATTTCTATGGATGGCATCAATCGGTGCCGTGAGTGATCGAAGCCTTGAAAACTACATTATCACACCTGAACTTCTTTACATGTTAGATTCGGATCGTATCGGTTATTTCTCTGACCTTTATCGACGTCATGAATTGGGTGATAGACCCAAACCCGATATGGTAAGATGGTTCTTTCGGAAATACTATAACCTCATACCATACACAATCGACGCATTTCTTCTCAGATTTATGGTGGATGAGGGATATCTTCCAAGGAATCTCCGCGCAGTTGCGATCGATCATTCAATGATTGATCGATTTACATCAGCTATCCATGATTGGGCAAATAATGGTGAGAATTTTACATGATCGAAAAAGTCTATCGTTACGAATTTGAGTCCGGTTGCAAAAACCCCCATACTGGTATATTGGCAGGTCTCGATGAGATCTTCAAAGACGATCGGGATACATTACTGCTACTCAGATTATGCTGGTTCTTTGAGGATAAGCTATATGCTCCGGATATTCCATCTAATATCGAGACCATATCTTACTTCACCAGGCATGGTAATCGTGCATTTCATAAAGCTATCAAAGAAATCAAAAATGTCACGAAAGCTAAATATGGAATCGATGTAATTCGGATTGAACGAGACCTTGATTTGGATACGGTTGACATCATTTATCAGGATAAGCATCAAATCATCATTAAAAGAGAGGACTAGGAAATTCCTAGTCCTCTCTAATGTTTCACTTAGATTCAGAGTTCTTTTTTGCATCGGCCTGAAGATTTTTCAAATCTGACTTTAGTACTGAGATGCCCTGCAGCCAACGATCCAATCCAACCTGTGCTGCCACGTAGGTAGCGTTGTGATGGTTTGGATCATTTTTATATTGTGCTTTTTCATCTTTCTTTACGCGTGTCATGAAGAATTTCACAACTTCATCGAAAAGAAAACTGAAAGGTTTATGAGTTGCAGCAGCGCCGCCAACAATAGCACCTACGAATACTACACCTTTACTGGCACCCATATTTATCAATGCAGTTTTGATAAAATCTTGAATTCGTCCAATTTTACAAATGATGAAAATTGATACGAGTGTTGCCGCAATTTTAACAGTGGTTCTCAAGATCGTTTTGGACATCGCTTCTGCTGGCAAAGCGTTAAGACGATTCTTCCAAGTCTTAACGATCTTTTCAAGTTCGTTCAACGCATCCAGCGCGTCATCATACTTACCTGCTGAAAATGCAGCATTGTATTTTGCAGAATAATCTGCAAGTTTAGGATTAAGATCTTCAGCAATAGCTGTCATATCACTCTGAAGACTCTCAAAAGCAATATTTTCAGTTTCTCTATCATATGCCTCGAGACACGCATATGTATCGCGATAAATCATTAAAGAGGACGTCATAATACTTCCTCCTTAATTAGTAGTGACCTTAGATAGAGCGGCTTCCTTTTTAGCTTTCTCCAAACTAGTACGCAAGCCGTCAACTTCCTTCAAGGTCTCGTTCATGTTATGCAACGCCACGCGATAAATAGCATTACGTGTATTAGGATCTCCTCTGTTTTCGAGAAGAATCTTGGGACTATATGCACCAATAGCCAGCTTCATACATTCATTGGTGATAATAACGATCAGGCCAATGTAACCAGCACTGAAGCCAACAGTGGTTGCCCCGCTAACAATGGCCTTGATAGCGGTAGGACTCATCTTCAGACGAGTGAGAATGCGCGCAACGTGGCCACCAATCAGATTGGGTTTGAACATTGCAACGCAACACAGGATCGTTGCGGTAATGTATGCGATGGTTTTGATATTGGATTTGAGAGCGCCTTCCTTGGGAATAGATTCGAGATCGTTCTTCCACTTTCGGGCAACGACTTCAATATCAGTCAATGCCTTCTCAGCGGCCTCGAAGTCATCCTTGGCAATGGCTTTATGATAATCAGCATATGCGCCCTGAAGCGCTTCATTGTATCTTTCACCAAAGGTAGTGAGATCTTTACCAATGGATTCCATTGCGATGATGTCATCACAGTGAAGATTCATATTCATGATATGGTCCATAGTGAACTGGGCCTCCAATCTTTAGGATTAATAGAAGGTTCGAGCCATATAAAAGAGAGGATGTGGATATCCACATCCTCTCAGTAGTTCTTAAGCGAACAGATAGGGAGCAGCTGGCTCCTCAGCCTTACCAGCGATCATAGCGGACTCGCAAGCAGCGATGAAGCCGTCGAAGCTCAGAGCAGACTCTTCAGCCTTCTCTTCCTTCTCAGCGGGAGTAGCCTTAGCCTCCATCTTCTGCGCGACCTTCTTATAGTGGCCGATCAGGAGTTCCATGTTGTGCTCCATAGACTTGGTGTACATGTTGAAGTCAGAAGCATTGACTTTGTCCTTCTTGGTGAGAACCTGAATCAGGTCGACCCAGAATTCGATCTCATGCTTGATGGCCACAACGATAGTTGCGGGAAGACCAACGACGGGAATGAAAGCCAACAGGCCCAGGCCCAGAGAGCGCCAGCAATAAGCGAAGTAGCCACACACAGCATCCAGAGCTTCCTGATTCTTGGAGCTTTCCTCAACGAAAGCCTTCTTGAAAGCTTCCAGGTCGGAAATAACCTCAGTCATCTGCTTCTTAGCACCGGCAATATCGCCAGATTTAGCAGCGGCCTTAGCCTGCTTCACAGAACCCTTAATATCCTTCAGCTTGGCATTGTACTCCTTGCGCTTATCCCAGTTATAACCTTCCATTGCGATATCGCAATCGAAAATCATACACTCGATAGCACCATACACATCATCGTTGGAGAAAGACTCCATACCGGGCAGGTCCGCCAGCATAGACTCGTCAGCGGGGATCTCATCCTCGTCGTCCTCAGCCTTGGGCTCCTCAGCGGGCTTCTCCTCGGGCTCGTCGTCCTTCTTGTCATC